CGCACCGTCTACAAAATCGCATCCTGCTCAGACAACACCCACGCGACCCTGAGTATTGCGTTCGGCCTCTACGGGGAAGTCTCAAACGTCAGCGGCGATCAGTTCGGCATAGCACCAGCGGCCTCGACTTCCTGCGGCACGTCACTAGCCACACAATGCTATACCGGGACTGGCGACCGTAATCTGACGCGAACCAACTGCGGCGGGATCAGCTGGCTCTACGCGCAGACGCTAAACAGCACGTACAAGTCCTGGGGCGATGAGTGCTATTCAGCAACGCTGGGAGGTCCAACGGCGGGGCTTAATAACTTCGCTAACCTGAACACCATCACGCTGCCCTGCTCCGGCCCTTCTTGCGATGGCCTAGTAACCGACGTTGTGGCAAGTGCGGAAAACTGCAACGATACATCGCCGCCTAATACTCCACCCTGCCTGTTCGGTGTGTCCTTCGGCAACCTCGGCAAGAACTACGGCGAAGCGTTTGGAGCGCCAGGGATCGACAACGAACTGGCGTGGCGCTTACTCGGCACATCCACGCTTACCTGCTCGCCTAAAACCGGGCTGACACCGCCGAACGTGCAGGATATACAATGGCAAACCAACATGGCCCTGCATATAATAGCGTGCAGTAATGATTTGGCGTCTGACGGTTGCGGCACTACCAGCGTGCAGCGCGTAGTAACGGCTGCGTTGGGCGGGGCTTGCGTGACGGGGCCATGATGGGATTACGCTGGTGCGGGGAGTCGAACCCTCTACGGTTTTCTGGCCTTGTAAACCGTAACCCGCGTTATTCTTCCGGATTGATGCTATCTCACCTGCACGTTCTCCGCCGTGCTGGCACCAGCAATTGAAAGGATATCATGAAACTACTGCTCTCGCTTTTGCTCGCCCTCCCGCTCGCCGCGCAGGTCCAGGTCACCAAGCCATCGGCCACGGTGATCGGCACCACTGGCGCAATGGTCTGCACCGCGACCAGCCCCGGACTGCCCAACGTCATCCTGAAGTGCGTCAACGGCGCGGAGACTTCCACTTATTCAGGGCCGATCTCGGTGACCGCTAACTCCGCCACGCTAACCTTTGTGACCAGCGGTGGGGGGCAGACGTGGCAGTTTACGCTCCCTACGGCGGCAGGGCCGATTGCCTATGCGGTGACGGCAACGCCGGCGGCAGGGTGCCCAGCAGGGGCGACGTGTACCGCATCAGGCACATTCTGATGAGTGATCCCGTCAAGATACAACTCATCCTCAGTGGGACTACGGTCCTGATCGCGCTTATCACCGCGTATTTTGCTTACCGCGCCAAGGTGGTTGCAGAGCACACTGAAAAGAATACTAATCATCTGAAGGATGAATTGGTGGCGGCGGTGAGCAAAGAACGCTATGCCGCTGGGCAGAAACAAGAGAAAGACAACCCGTCGTGACTTGAAAGGGGAATTATATACTTGACTACAGCGGGGGCGAAAACACATGCAAAAGTGCTACAAATGCTCGTTCGAGTACGACGAAACCGACCGATTGCAGCGACTTCGGCACGAACATGGCTTCTGTATCTCGTCACCATCGCGGCGGCGCGACAATTATTCCATCCAAATAAGAAAAGGGGGCGCTCAACGTGGGTGGGAGAAGCGACGGCAGGGAGCGCTGTAGTCAAGTATATAATTCCCCTTGAAAGGACAAATCAATGCAACTACTGATAACGCTCCTGGTTTACATCATCGTTTTTGCGATTGTGGCTTTTGGATTGTCATGGGTCTGCGACAAGTTCGGCCTGCCACAGCCCGTTAAGTGGATATGTGGGGCGATCCTACTGGTAATCATCCTAGTTTTCGTTGCAGGACAGCTAGGAAACGGCGGAGTTTCCTTCCCGCGATTACGCTAACCTGTAGTAGAATCAACCAACGGCGGATGCAGACCGCCTTGGGAGGGTAGATGAAAACGACGCAGGATAAAATCGAGCCGGTTGTACTTCTGCTCTTTCTAGGCATGGTGATATTCACTGGGGTGCTGCTGGGTTGCGAACACTTCTTCCCGATGGACGGCCAGCTATTCCAGGTATTTGCTGGCTTATTGACTGGCTTCAGCGGAGCGTTCTTCATGCGAGTAAAGCCTAAGAATGCTGACGCTGACGCACCACCAAGCAAAACCACCACGACCATCGACAAAGACGCCGGGACGTTAGTGCAGGAAACTCAAGTCGGCGCTCCGCCTCCTATCCCTCCCACTGATAAGTGACTCATGCACCGGGAGATGCCTACCGACTACCAGCTAATCATGGAGAGCGTCAAGTTCTTCTGCTGGATCGCGGGATCGGTGTGTACTTTGGCCGTAACATTGCTAGGTATCTACCTGAAGATGTACGTCACCGAACGTTTGCACCAACATACGGACACTATCGCGCAGATCGTCGCTCAAAATTACGTCCGCCGTGACGTCTATGAGTCAGATATGCGCCGATTGGAAGAGGGACTGGCATGAGCGCTCCGCGAATCATTGATAATTGGCAATCCGTTCTGCGGTCGCTCAAGCAAAATTGGAATAGCTATAACTCCCCGCCAATCACAGAGGCCGCGATTGAGGCTATGTCCAACTTCTACGTAGTTCCTGCGAATGATGGCGGTATTCAACTCGAAGCGCACTTCGGTGGCAAAGACTTTGAATTAGTGATAACACCAGAAGGTAAAATATCCAGCATGTTCCTGGAGGATAAGTGAACCTGGACCTGAAGCTAGCCGTGATCTACTTCGCAATCCTAGTGCTGATGATCGTTGTGAGTGCAGGCCGCGCAGCCATCCGCCACATGGTTAACGGACCGCTGCTGGAGTGTGAGCACGCCTTCTACGTCATGACCACCGGGCACGAGCCGGATTGTCCCACATGCCCGCTGAATAAGCGCTGCCCGTACTACGGAAAAGGGAAGTGCAAGTTCGCAAAGATTAAGATATAATCGCGCCATGCCCAATTGGATTACCATTGCTGACGTTCCCGCACCGCAGCCGCCTCCCGCGACTCCCACCTTCGCGGATTTCATGGTGCAGTACGACATCTACGACGACATTAAGGGAGCGCAGGACTACTTCCTGTCGGGCAAGATGGGCGATGCTTACGCCAACCCCCAAGCATATCTGGCGAGCAAGATCGCATACGCCAAGGGGATGCTGGATCACAACTACGCGACACCGCTCGCGCCTGCCGATTGGAACTACACTCAGGCGGCTACCGTGGCGTGCATGGCGGCGTTCCAGACGCTCTCAGAGCTTCCGGTTAACGCAGGTGACCCGAACACCCTTAGCATCTTCATGGCGTGGGTGCTGGGCACTGGGAACCTCTACGGTGGGCATCCTCCCGTCACAGCCAACACTGGCGACGGCACGAATAAAGGAACGGCTACAGGCGCTCCTGGAACCATCTTCGCTGAATGACACGCGCCCTGCTAATACTAGCGCTCTCTGGGATGCTTGGGTGCGGCGGCACCGCCACTGCTCCGGTAACGCCAGCGCCGGTTAGCACCCCTGCCGCCATCGACCAGAAGATAGCCACTGGTCTAGCGGACGCCGCTGCGATCATCCAGGGACTTGAGCCTTTAGTGGCGCAGTATCCCGGTCTCAAAGATCCGCTCAATCAAGCTATCGCCATCTATGAAGCAGCGAAGGCGGCTGGGCTTGTCTACCACGCCGCAGTCATGAGCGGCGGTAATCCCGATCCAACCCAAGTGCAAGCGCAGGTCCAGCAGGCATTCTCGGCGCTCGCTGGACTGCAAGCGCTCTATCACAAGCCATGATACGCATTCCTAGTCTATCGATTGCGTTCCATCGCTGGTATATATCGTGGCACTGGACGTTGCCGTGGCGCACTGATCCGAAGCAAGGGCCATCGCACGGAGGCGGGTGGTTCCCTAAACTGACATGACAATGCCGCAGTTCGAGGCGGATGCCGCCAACATCCTGAAGTGGGCTGAGATCATCACGGCGGTAGCTGCGGCCACGCCTACCCCTGCTGCCGTGTTCGCAGCACCAGCGCTAGTGATCGAGAACATGCTGGGCGGATTGCTAAAAGCGCAGATGGCAGCAACGGGCAAGACTGCCGACGAAATCTACAAGGGATTGCCGGATTTCAAGCCGATCCCATGAGATACTTTGCGACTTAGGATCAGTTAGCAATTGATTATCCGACATGAATGATTTAATCCAGCGCATCGTGAACGCCATGATACGGCAAGAGGGTGAGCCAATCGTGGCTCTAAATCCCGGCAATCTTCGTGGCGCACCGTGGGTACTTAATCCCAAGATCGAGCATGGATTCTGGGTTCCTGTGTCGCGTGAGTCTGGTGTGGCGGGGTTGGCTCACGTTGTAGCGTTGCATGTCGCACAAGGCAACAGCCTAACGGATTTCATAGCGGGGCATCCAGGAGTATATGCGGGGTTCGCGCCGGGTGCAGACAATAACAATCCAGTCGCGTATGTCGCCCACGTCTCGGAATGGGCTGATATACCGGATGTTACTCAGCCTCTTTGGAACTACCTGCTCGACTAGCCGCGTGCTGGGCGAGTGCGGCCCTGGCTTCATCCTTGGCGCGTTGAACGCAATCTCCACACCAACGGCAGGAGTGGCCATACGGCGGCGGTGATATACGAGCTTCATGATATGCCACGTTTTGCAGAGCCGCCGCTAAAAGATCCGAGAGGCTCCGCTCTCGCTCAAGCTGCTCTTCTGGAGTCATTTTGTTTTCGCCGCTCATTGCATCCTCCGGTGAAAGTAAAGAATGCCAACGACGATAGCGGCTAGCCCGCAAATTACATGTAATTCACTCATTCCTTCACCTCGCCGCGCTCTTGTCTGCTGTCGTAGCCAACGCAGCGGGCGCTTGAGCGTTGGATGCAGCGTCGTTTTTAGGTGCATACCGCTCGACATTCAATTGATCTTGGGCGTCAAATCTATGAAGATTGGCAAACGCCAAATCCTCTCGTAACTGACTAACTTGTTTCCGTAATAGATCCCGCTCTGAGCGAACCGCTGCCATTTTATTTCCCAACCAGCCATATTTCTTCCGCGCTTGCGCCAGCTCCCCCTCTAGTTGCGCTACTTGGCTCCGCAACTCATCGTCCTGGATGACAGAAAACGTGTGCTCGCAGTATGGACATTTCATGTCCTGGCTCATTTCCCGCTCCTGATCGCTGCGGCAATCTTTCTGGCGCATTCGGCTGGTTCCATCATTGTCGTCACACCTGGAATGTACATACTCTTTGCCCACTCCTTCACGCTTTCGATGCAACGCTCTCGCTCATCTGCCCTAATGGTCTGCTCGCTGGAGTCATGGGCGGCGCGCAGTGCATCGATCTCGTTTATGTACATCGCCTCCACAGACCAAGAATCACGCTTAGCTAGTTCTCGGAGCACCCGTTCCATCGTGTAGGTCATGCGATTCTGAGAATCTGCCGTCATCGTCTTGGGTCTTCTCATTCGCTATTTCCATACCCGCATTGTTCCGCCGCTACCTTCGCCGCTTCCATCAACTGCCGCTCACTAGCGATTACAAACAGCCACGGATCGGTTGCTACATCCGCCGGTTCCGAAAACGACATAATGAATGCCTCTTTTAATTTGCGCTCTGCCCCTATCCTTCCGAGTACTTTATACGCATGTTGTCGCATTGTCGAATAATACGGAGCGGTGTACGTCCTTTTGCGCTTTCCGGGTTTACGGCAGAGCATTAGATGATCGTGTACCCATTGGTATAACTCTCGATTGCTCATTTTACTCCCTCCTCTGACTTGCCATTCATTTGCTCTTTCACAGCGGCCTCCTTGCGATCAGCCACCACACAAAGGCGTGGAGTAGTAGAACAGCAGCGATCACACAATCAAGCAGCAGGTCGAGCATTATACAGCCGCCTTTAGATCGTCCAGAACTGCCTGAACCTGAGGCCCTGTAGCTTCGGTTAACAGCATATCGGTGTTCTCGAAGCCATTGGCACCCAAAACGCTGATATATCGGTCATAGCCCAGTCGTTCATTGTGCGTCGCCAAATCATCCCGGAGAGCCTTGTCATTCCGCATCTTAATGACAGTGTTAGCCATTAGCTTATACACGTCTTTGGACTGTTCCGCCGCCAGTTCATCGGCATGACTGACATTCGAGAGTTTCAGAATGTCATAGTAAACGTGGTCATCGCCCACTAGTAGCCGTAATTGCTCTTTCACTTCTTTGTACGCCGCGAGAGCCTTGAAGCTAATCGTACCCCGCTTGCGCGTTTCCTTCGGCGTGCCGACTGACTTTAGCGCCTGCTCTGCCTCCTCTCTCTTGGCCGCTTCGCGCATCTCATAAGCCGATGGCTTGGGCGGTTTCTTTACATCAGGATCCATTAGCGGAGGCTCTGGCGTTTGGTCGAGAGAGTCGGCAAGCTCGATGATGACGTTATCGGCAACGGGTCGGAGTATTGCGCCTTCCTTCGGGGCGCTCAGTTCCCTAATTCTACGCTGCGCCACGTCCTGCTGTGCTTCTTTAGCATTATTCTCAGCCTGTCCCATTTCCTCGCGTGAATACATATTGCTAAGGTCACGCGGAAACGCTTTGCGGAGAGCCAATGCCTCGGCGCACTTGGCTAATTGGTTAGCCCCCATCTTAGACCACATGTAATTTAGTTCGCCATTAGTTTTGGTCTGCTTATATTCCTCGAATAGGGCTACTCCCCATACTGGAGTTTTGAACCCCTTGCGCCATATTCCCACCTTGGCCGCACTTGGCATCGCCTTTAGATCCAGCCACACATCTACCCACTTACCATCAGATCCGCACCAGTATGGGCCGTCTTGTCCTTCGTATTCATTGGACCTTTCGGCGATAACACGGAATCCATCAATAGTGGTTTCTGGTGTTTTCTTAACCGTCCATCCGCCCGTATTTGGATCTTTGGTGCGCCGCTCACTGAGATAAATCTGCCTGCTAAACGGGTCTAGCCCTGTCTTCTGGCACACCATCAGGAATAGCGCAAGCTCCTCGTTGGTGGCCCCTGGCGCAATGGTGGCCTTGATAACATCCACCTGTTCAGGTGTGAAGCCGTAGCGGGTATCCATGACGGACAATGATTGCGTGCTCATAACCCCTCCGGTATATGCAGGACGCTCGCAAACTGCGGCCACGCGCAGTCGTCAGCATTGAGTTTCGCTTTACACGGAATGCAGTAATCCCGCACTCCACTACCCCACGAAACTGGCGTGTGAATGGTGTGCTCATCGCATAGCCGGACACCGCACATCCAGCACTCGCTGTACGCTTCGCTCCGGCAAGTTCCGCTCTCAGTTTCATGTTGGCAGTTCATGACCTATGGTTGCATGGCTGGAATAATTTTGTCAATAGGCTTGCAAATAAAATCCATTCGTGATACCGTTCTAAATATGGCGATTCCCAAAATGCGTCGAATGACGTTCTATGTTACTGAGCAGATGGCCAAAACACTGAAATCTGAGGCGAGAGAGCGCGGGTTACTGTTTCAGGCCTATCTGGCACAACTGGTATATGCTGCGCGGATGATGCAGCAAGCAAAATCTGCGGAGGTTCGCAAATGAGAAGCTCGTTGGCATGGTGCATGGACCCGGAGTGGTCGGACCGCGATCCCAAGGTAAACGTGCGCCGCAGCATTATTGGTGATGCCTACGATAAGATGTCGCGCGAAGCACTGGCGCTGCAAGCGCAAGGGCTGAACGGCAGGCAGATAGCGTTCCGGCTGGGCGCTGGGCGGGATAGCGTCTATAGAGCGCTGCGGGAAGCTGGGAAGGGCAGGAAAGCTGTGGCGAATCCGGTGGTACGCAACAAGTTTGGAGGCAAATGAACGAAGAACGCGAGATCCCAAAAGTTAATGGCAAAGTGATTCTCTTATACCAGAACACTGAAAGGGAATCTATGGAACATGCTCGCAAGATTCTGGAAGAATGTGGTGTAATCCCTATCGCTTGCGAGAATCCAAACAATTTCCGTTTTGTAGTCCCTGAAATTGTAGTGAGCGCTAACGTGGATTTGATAGGACGGTTAGCGCTTCAATCTCTTGGTGAAACTAGCCCAGTAACAACATTTGGCCATGCGGTTCGGCGTGCACTAGCCCCGCCGTTGCCGAATCCAACTAAGGTATCAAAATGAACTTCAGCGGCGTGCGCTGTGATGAATGCGCCAGAATTAAGGAGGCTGCGAATCATTGGCATAGGATCGGCGTGTTCCGTGACAATGGTCGCGTGAACGTCGAAATTGGAGACTTGCGTGGCCCGCGTATCGGAGAAGAGAAATTCTACGAAGTACTGGACCTCTGTGGGGATCAGTGCTTCTATAAAACTCTCGGCAAGCTGCTAAAGATCAACCCGGCAAGCGTGGAGCAGGATGCCTAAATCTAGCCGCTACACCGCCACTGAGGTTAAGGCGATGCTGGAGCGTCCGAAGGGCAGGGTAAGGAATGTAGCGCCGCGTGCGGATCGCACTTACGCGGGCCGCGTGTACCACTCTAAAGCGGAAGCTGTTCATGCTTTTGGGTTGGATCAAAAAAAGTCCGCTGGGATAATCTATTGGTGGGCCGCGCAACGCAGACTCCCGATATTTTGCGCTGGTAAATTCATCTGCGATGTGGTTCTGGACTTCGGGATACAGGACCATCCAGGAGACCTTCCCCGATATGAGGAGATTAAGGGATGGGAAACGCCCGAATGGAAGTTAAAGAAAAAGTTGCTTTTAGCATGCTATCCAGATATAAAACTTGAGGTTATCAAAGCATGAACATCTGCCAATATCCAAGTTGTGACCGCTCTGACGGCCCTGTCATCCAGTGCGAGGGTTGCCGCGAGTCGCGTTGGTTCTGCTCCGATCACGGTAGCCCTGGCGGGGATCGGCCAGAGCGTGGTGGAGAAGCCTCAGGTTTGTGGCGATGAGGCGTACCCCAGCCAGTGCTGGAAGTGTGGAGGATTTAACGCAGATGCTTAACGCTATTGGTTTGAGTGGTGGCAAGGACTCCACGGTGCTGGCCTTCATGCTGAAGGAGCGTGAACCGGTTACGGATTGGACGTACATCTGCACGCCAACAGGCGACGAATCTCCCGAAATGGTAGACCACTGGATCAGGCTTGAGGAGGCTCTCGAAAAGTCGATTATCAGGATCACCAATCCGAAAGCGCCAGACCTCGATTCCTTGATTGAGATTCAGGGAATGCTGCCAAACTTCCGCGCTAGATTCTGCACGCGGATGCTGAAGATCGAGCCTACTATCGCATGGTGCGTGGCGAACAAGCCTGTTTTGATGCACGTGGGACTTCGCGCTGATGAAGAGGAACGCGAAGGCATCTACAGCAACTTGGTTCAATCGCGCTTTCCGTTCCGCGAGTGGGGTATTGGCATCGACGGAGTTTATGGATTTCTAGAGTACGTCGGTAGGCAATACGGAGTCACTGTGCCAACGCGAACGGATTGCCTGAAGTGCTACCACCAGCGAGTTGAAGAGTGGTGGAATTTCTGGCGTGAATATCCCGAACGATTCTGGACCGCTGCTTTGCAGGAAAAGAAACTGGGACACACCTTCCGCTCTCCAGGCCGCGATACGTGGCCGGTTTCGCTCCACGACCTTGCGACGGAGTTTCAGCGCCTTTGGGATGACCGCTCAGAGTTGGGTCTTGGTTGCCATACATTCTTTGCCGCGAACAACAAAAGGCGCGTGGAACGCGGCGGACATCCGCTGAAGGAAAAGCGGGACGGTGGAGGCATCTGTAGAGTTTGTACGCTGTAACTGTAACATTGCTGTGGATTTCTCGCGTGAAGTCTAGCATTTAGCCGCGTCATCTATGCTTAAGGAGTATGAAGGTATGACGAATTGAGTCCCGCCCCAGCGTGGGACCCTAATTATCCGACCCCCGGAGCGTTGGCCTATAGGGATGGATTTATCTGCGGAGCAGAGATTAACGGTTTAACGGAGATTCCAGAGACGATTTTATCTTGGGCGATTGATCGCGCGATCCAAAACGGCGTCACATCGCAAAAGGCTGGGCGTGTGTTTGCTGACTGTTATTACAAGCTTCAAATGCGCCATGACTTCCGGGACAAGCAGCGGCGGGAGGGAGTGCAGAACCGTGAGGCTTATCTGCTGGCGGTATTCGCGGATGATTTGAAACAAGTTATTAATAAGCTACTCTAATACTGTATGGTACTAGAACAAGCAAAACCGGGAGTTTGCAAGGGTGAGCGGTGTGTGCGCTGCGGTGAAGCGCAGATGCCGCTATGGTCGAAGGACGGCGCTGAGACGGCGCGGTGCTGCCAGAATTGCAGCTATGTGGAAAATCGTGTGGATTTTGTGGAAAACGCGAAACCTAGTTGCATTCAGTGGCTCTAACGTAGTAGCATAACCGTGACGCCGTGTTTGTCCCCTGGCCAGGGGAACGGAGTCGCGGAAGCGGGGCTGGAACCATTAGCCCAGCCCCTTCAAGCTAATGGAAATCCCTCGACAATTCGTCGAAACACCAAACGAGGTAAGATCCATGTGCGCTGGCCAACAGCAGATAGGGCCGGTGTATGGAGTTCCTTGCGCCGGTGGAGCGTCCCCAGTATTACAAGGCAAGCCAGAAGGCACCAGCTTAACGCGCTCCATAGTTGCATTCGCTAGACGCAGGGAACCCAGGGCTGATTCAGCCTGAGCGGGGCCTCCTGCGGTAGCGCCGCAGGGTAAAGAGCCTGAGCATGCTTCCTAAATGGGATGGGGAGCGGCAGAACTTGGCGGAGAGCGGATGCTTTGGAGAAGTCGCTGATGCTAGGCGCAGGGATCGGGGCTATTAAGATCCCAAAGATCAGTGTTGTTTGAAGTTAAAGTAATGGTTTAAGTTTTAAAGCTGCGCTATGCGCGAAGGGGGAGGAAGAATGGAAACTTACGGCTGTGTTCTAAGGCCCGAAGTCGGCATGACTGTGATTGATGATCTAACGCATGTTGTCTGCAAAATCACGCGCATAGAATTCGATAAATACGGGAATGTGGGCGTATGGCTTGATACGGTGGCTACTTACCCCAATGATGACGGTGGGCGCTTTCCGTGGGAGATTAGCGAGTACAGGGCATGACGCTCTCCGCCGCACGCTCCGCCTACATCGAAGCCGAACGGCTCGCAATCCAGTTTCCGCGCAATGCAGCTTGTCAGCGGAGGGGGAGGAAGAATGACGATCAAGACCGCTAGTTTTGCATATCAGTACTGGGATGGGCTGGCTATGCAGTTTCCGCACCTCGCCGCAGTCCAGCGCGCCAGACTGAGAGCGTATAGAGATTGGCTGCAAGCCGTGAGAGCCTTCAGGAATGGGGATGGTGGACCTACCCCAGAGTCGAACTGGGAACTCTCCCGCGCGGGGAGCGATGCCGGGCTGGATACCGGGCGTCTCTTGTAGGCCCTCAACGAATGGGGACGTGGCTCTAGAATCGGTTTCTTGTGTCCTAGGACGCGCTAGGATCGATCAGTAGCTTTATTCCGTGGTTTGGGATGTTCCCTGCGGTGCTCGCCAATGCAGCCGTCGCAGATGAACTGATCGCAATTTTCGCAATAACCGCCTTCATACCAAAACTTCCACTGCTGGCATTGATTACAAACCTTCCGATTCTCAGTCATTTTATGCCGAAGTAATCGCAGACGCTCGATAGCAGCATCGCGCCGAAGGCCATGCATATCAGGAACGCCACGACCGGACGCCAGACGCCGTCATTGACTTGCTTGCGCTGGTAGACGAGGTAGGGGCGCTGAATCTCATCGCAGCCCCGCTGGGCGTGGTGGAGGCCTTTCATGATCGTGCCTTCCAGTTACAATAGTCACAGTCCCTAAGATCACAATGACTCCCGGCATGTAGGCACTTAGGAGCGGGGTTGGGAATAAACGGCATACCGCAATCACGGCAAGCCCACCATGCTACCAATGGGGGTTCTGACATACTACTAGAAATCGGTCGAGTTATTAAATGCTCGATTACAGCGTGTACGCATTCGCTCATACCTTTACCCACTCTCCCCAAAGCATTAACTCGCCATCTGGGAACTGTCCGCGCTTGATCGTGATACGTTGGGCATTACTGCGCCTTGGTAGCTTAATCAAAACGCATACATCTCCTACAATGTGTACTTTACGCGCCCAGTTGAAATGTGATCCTTTACCGACAAAAGCTTTCATCTTTCTTTCCTCCAAGTTAGGGCTTGCGCCCGGTTGTGGTTCGCGGCTGGCTTAGTAGTATGGGCACCGTACAAGCCAGCGAAAGAACGGCTCAATTATTTCAGCCCAAACTCATTTCACTTTCCCCTACTCGCGTGGCTGGCTGATACGCGCGGCTATGCGATGCAAATGGTCCGCCGCAAAGCGCAAGTCTCCAGCAGCTTCGTCTAGTTCCGCTAGCGGATTCATACCGGTGATCGCGTTCATGAGATTCTCAGCGGTATTGCACAGGCCGCGAATCTCGCTCATGAGGCTTTTGTGCTGCTCGCGGATCTCTATGTTGTGCATTTGCCTTCCTCTTTCTTTTCTCTCAATTGCGACCACAGGCGACTTTTACAGTTAGGGCAGCACTTAGGCGCATCGTCTGTGCGGCGCAGCCAGGAGTGGTTGCAGCGGAGGCAGCGGAGACGCAGATCATTAGCGGCTGTCATTTGCATTTTCCTTTGCAGCACTTATCGCAGTGCCAATGGCGTTTACCACCCACCAGGCGCAGCACACGGCGCCCGCCGCAATAACAGGCTTGCGAAGTACCAAGTGATTATCCCTACGCCTTGATTTCGCGTGCACGATAGGCGTACACAGCCATTTGGCGCATCTCGCCAGTGTTGCAATCGCGGTACTCGCGGGGCTTCATATCCAGCAACTCGACTACTTCGTAGCGCCGGTAATCAGATGCCGCATCAAGCTCCATGACCTGACCCAGCGCAACCGGCTGGTACTCGTAGCAAGCCCCAACCCGCGAACCATCCATCAACTCAATCGTAGCGTGTATCATGTGATTATCATAAGGTATGTGATTATCATAGTCAAGAACTAATTATCTTTTACTCAAAAGATTTCTGTAAAAAAGGCGAAAGATTGAAATTTGCTATTGCGTTTACAATAACTTCATGGCTCGACCTTCGATCTACTCTGAAGAACTCGCAGATAGAATTTGCGCTGAAATAGGAAAAGGTTCTAACTTAAACAAACTGTGCGACTTACCAGATTTCCCAAATCAGGACACAGTTTACTCTTGGCTTTTGAGGAAGCCCGAGTTTTCCGAGAATTACGCGCGCGCGCGGTCTTTGCGTGCTGGGGTTCGGTCGGATCGCGTCGATGATTACTGCAAGATGGTTTTGGCTGGCGAACTCGATGCCAATTCCGCTCGCGTCATTATCGATGCTGAGAAATGGCAAGCTGGTAAGGAAAACCCGAAGGTCTACGGCGACCGCATTGAGAACCGTCTGGCCGGTCCCGAAGGTGAAGCACTCAAGATCGTGGTTACCGGGATCAGGCCAACGCCTGAGAACAGCGAATGATCGAACGCAGTGAGTTCCTTGTGAACACAGTACCCCCTAACCCCCTTGGCAGGTTTTACGCCAAGTCCGCAGCTTAATCAGCACAATAAGTGCTGTTTCGTCTACGACTTACCCTCAGTCCGCTCCCTGACGTTTTCCACCGTCATAGTCTTGCGGGGGGTATTTGGGGATTTCACAAGTTTCAGCGGTGCAACATTCGTCCAACCCTTTGGCAGGAACATGTAATGCTGATCTTGTGGCCGAGCTTCTGGCTTCGCTGTCACGGGTGACTCAGCGTTATGGGTTGCTCGGACTTGGATCATTCGTTGACATTGTGCGACGATTCGAGTATTCTGTCAACTGTTCGGGCTTTTACTCATTCATTGCGGGGCGTTCTTCCTCCGAGGCGCGCCCCGCTCTCAAACCTTATGCGCTACTTCAGAGCAATCCGCCGCCGCCAGTGGCTTAGACGATGGATGAGCCGCTAGTCTGCTGTATCCTGCCGTACCACACCAAAGATTACCGTCATAAAGCAATAGTTTGTTTCCTGTCGCAAACCTACAAAAAGAAACATCTGATATGTGGCGACACATCTAAATCATCTATGAGCATTGGCGTGATCCGAAACAGCATGAACCGTCAATCTCCGGAAGGTTGCCTCATCTGCCACTGGGACCACGATGACTGGTCCTCTTCGGATCGCATAGCCTCACAAGTTGAACTATTAATAAAAAATAATGTTAATGTCACCGGCTACCATGACCTGCCATTCTACGATGTCGCCAATGCTCTGGTATTGTTCTACGACTCCAAGATGACTGGATACGCTGTGGGAACCAGCTTGATGTACCGCCGTGAGGTTTGGGAACGCACGCCATTCCCGGACAAGCAGTGTGGGGAAGATGCGGCATGGCAGCACGCGGTACGCAGAGAGCAGGGGATTGGCGTGGCAAGCACTACGAGCGTTGTAAACGGCAAGCCGATGATGGTAGCGCGGCATCATGCTGGTTGCGTCACGGAAACGCAGGAGCAGCCACGCTCCAAGCAGTTTGGGATGGGTGACAACTACAAGCCAGCGAGCGCGGAATTGGATCGCGCAGTTAGGGCTTGCTTATCGCTATCCATTGTGGCACAATGACCTAGGCTATTGGACGTAGCCGCTTGCCTCGCAACTGGGAGCGGCATGTTTCAGCGGGTCAGTAGCCCATTAATTTATGAGCCGCGCTAAAGTCCCACGCCCATGCCCAAAGTGCGGTAAGGTGTGCCCTAGCGCAAGGGAGGCGCGGGGCCATTGCTCGCCTCCTGGATGGTGTCTGAGGCACCGCGTTTGGAAGTGCGAAGTTTGTCACCCGGAGAAATATAAAGCATGAGCGTTTGGTTCTGCATTCCCTCCGCCCGCCCGCCCGCCGAGATAGAGTCGGCGCTAGAACAATGGCGTGAGCGCGGGTACAAGATAGCGCTGTACGTGGACTCGCACGAGAGAGCTTATGCTCTCCAACATTCCGTGGATGATGTATTTGGATGCACTATCTATCCAGGATACGCGCAGGCGGTTAATAATATTTGCAAGCGCGTATTGGCGCATGATCCCTCCTGCAACTGGATCGTAACCGGCGGCGACGACACGTTTCCCGATCCGAACCACACGGCAGAGGAGATCGCAGCGCAGTGTACGGAGCACTTCGGAGGTCCATTCGCAAATTACGGCCACAGCCGACCGCAGAATACCTTTGGCGTCATGCAGCCCACTGGCGACCGCTTTGCTGGCGGGTGCATCGACCGTATAGCTGGAAGCCCGTGGCTGGGCCGCGAGTGGTGCTTACGCGCAAATGGTGGACGCGGCCCCTTCTGGCCGGAGTTCACCCATATGTTTGGGGATGAGTGCCTGAAGCGCACCGCAGAGAAGCTGGGGGTGTATTGGGCGCGGCCTGACCTGATCCACAAGCACAATCACTTCCAGCGCGAAAGCGATGCGATTGATTCTAATGCCGTGGCAAAGCCAGTACCGGAGCACTTGAAGAAGTGGAACACCCCGCAGCACTGGGATGAGATGAAGGCGATATTCAAGCGGTTGGAGGCGGAGGATTTCAGATTGTGTATGCCTGAGGAATATCAGGTGGGACGCTTCACAACGCCTGACATAAAACTGCCATGAACTACCGCTCCAATCTAGAAGCCCCCGACCTGCGTCCCTACTTCAAGCACATCCATGAGCGCGTAGAGCCGAACTCGCAGGGGCACACCGTCATCAGCGATTTTGCGGATAAGGCCGACGATGATCCGGTGTTCGGCGTTCACAAGCGCTGCTGGTTCTGGACGCTGGATGAGGCTGCGATCCTGTACAACTGCGCTTTACAGCGTCCGGGCCAATGGTTGGACATCGGTGGACATACTGGATGGACAGCAATGTATATCGCAGCAGCGGGTGCTTGTGATGTAACGCTTGTAGACCCGATGTATGAGAACGATGATTTCATGCTACGAGCGTTGGATAATACCTACACGATCGGTAGCGGTAGATGGCTCCAGGGGATGACATCCGGGGAACTTTTTCTGGCCCGTACTCATAAGTTGCCCTATTCTGGAATTGTTATTGATGGGAACCACGACAGGCCCTATCCGCAGTTTGACGCCATGTGCGCTATCTGGAAACTGGATTCCAACGGCATCATCCTGCTTCACGACTATCGCGGCGAGCCCATCAAGGAAGCCTACCGCTGGCTGGTGGCGAACGGATTCCAGGGTAAGGTCTACACCAGCCCCAACGGAGTAGCGGTCTGCTGGCGCGGCGAGTTCACGCCACCTGAGCATGTGTGCGATCCGAAGCTGGAGCCATGCGTATGAGATATGACACAGAAACTATGAGCCTAGAGGAGTTGGTTCGGTGTGCCAAAATCCTAGGGGCCGAATCTGAGATGGAACGCTGCATTCGAGTCATAGAGAATGCGTATGTTTTTGGGAAACTTCCCTTGTGCCGATGCGAAGAATTGGTAAAAGAAATCAGGAATGGTAAGTGAAAATCGGAATCTGCACCATCGCCATCGGCGGCATCTACCCGCTCTTGGCTTCGCGTATGATAGAGCGCTTCGCGCAGTGCAGTCCCGGCTATGACGTAACCGCCTGGGTGAACTGTACGCCTCCGGGGACGCCGCAGATGATCGTTGATGGCTACGACTACACACCCTACTGCGCCAAGCCGTTTGCGATGCACGAATTGAGACAGCAAGGCTTCGACATTGCTATTCTGCTCGACGCCGCGTTCTTCCCAGTGAAGGACATCAGGCCTCTGGTGGAACACATCGGGCAGGTTGGATACTACTTCTGCGATAACGAGTTCAAGGTAGGCGAGTGGTGTTCGGATGCCTGCGCGGAAGAGTTTGGAGTTACCCGCGAAGCTCTCTGGAAGATGAATGAGATCAGCACCTATTGTGTGGGGATGAACTTCAACATTGGAGCTTCGCTGCAACTGCTGGCGCAATGGAAGTCTGCGGCCTACAATCCGCGCATGTTCCCTGGGCCGCACACTGCTGGCAATTCAGGAAGGAATCATGGATTTGTTTCTAGTGATAGCTCTGTGCGTGGCCATAGGCATGACCAAAGTTGCTTGTCGATCATAGCTCACCAATTCGGCATGCAGGAATTGGTGAAGCGCCCGAAATTAACAGGTTATGCGGCAAGGGAGTGGAACGAGCACCACTTACCGCCGACCGAAGAAACGGTTCTAGTGAATTGGGGGAAACTCGATGTCTAGCGCAGCCGAGAAAGATTCTGTCATTTGCGCTCTGATAAACATTGATCATCCTGTGATAGTGGAACTGGGAGCACACATAGGGGAGGAATACGAATGGTTGCGGAATCTAAAGCCCTCACGGTATGTGATGGTTGAGCCTGACCCAGTAAATGTTTCAATACTCCTAAAGAAAGCATTTGGTACGGTATCGATTTTGGATGTAGCGGTGGGTTCTTATAATGCACCATCCACAATTTTCTACGCATCAGATAATCATGTAAGCAAAAATCGAGCATCGGGGTCTATCCGAAATCCAACTGGGCACCTAAAGCATTTCCCGGAAGTGACATTCTCCGTTGATAATGTAATGCTTTATACCCTCGATTCAATCTGCGAAATAGAACAGGTTGACCACATCGATCTTCTCTGGTGTGACATCCAGGGTGCAGAGCGCGACATGATCGAAGGTGGCCGCGCCACTCTTCGTAAGACACGCTACATGATGATCGAAGCCGAGCCGGATGTTGAATTATACGAAGGGCAAGCTCTCAAGCCGGAACTGATAGCAATGCTTCCCGATTGGGAAGTAATCAAAGACTTTGGGTATAACGTCCTTCTTAGGAATACAAAGTATGCAATATAGCCAATACTCCGAGTGTGAGTTCATCATGAACCACTTTCGCGGACGCGTTGGCCGATTTTTGGACGTGGGCGCTTACGATGGTCTGACCTATTCAAACACCCGCTGTTTGATGGAAGCTGGCTGGTCTGGTATCTGCGTCGAACCGAATCCATTGATCCTGCCTTATCTGGCGGCGCATACTGAGATGTTTCCTCTGGTCGCTACTCTCAAATCCGCTATCGTCCCCGATGATTATAAGTCTCAGCCGCGCATGTGGGTGACGCAGGACGCCCTGAGCACGTTCGTTCCAGAAAACTTGGCTAGGATCAATCGCAACAATCCAGAAGTCCATTTCATCAAGGCTCTTGTCCCGGTTCTCAAATGGCATGAGTTCCTTGCCATAAACCCGGAGCCTTACGATTTCATCAACATTGATGTAGAGGGTTGGAATTGGGAGCTTCTGCGCGATGGGCCACTAGCCGAGATGGTCTGTATCGAGATGGACCCGCAAAGAGAAGTACCGCGCATGAAGGAGCACTTCAGGATTTTCGGCCTTACCAATCAAAAAGAAATCGGCGGGAACTTGCTGGCATGGAGATGAATCTAGTCGGCACGATGCTGTGCCGGAATGAGGATTGGATCGTTGGGCTTTCAGCGCGTGCGGCTCTGATGTGGTTGGACCATCTAATTATCCTTGACCATTGCTCCAGTGACGGAACACATGACATCTTAGTGCAACTCCAGCAAGCCAATCGCGGTAAAGTGACGCTGCTTTACGAGCATGATCCGACATGGAAGGAAATGGAATACCGCCAGCGGATGCTGGATGAAGCGCGGCGGTTGAAAGCAACTCACGTAGCGGTAGTGGATGCCGATGAAGTTTTGAGCGGTAACCTGATAAGCGCGATTCGCCCACCGATTTCCATGATGGGTCCGACGCATGACCTAGCCCCGCCGTGGGTTGGATTGCGCGGTTCGATCAACCAGTATCACATCGATGGGATTTGGGGCGATAACTGGGTATCGACGGCCTTCCTCGACAATCCGCAGTACCATTGGAAGTCGCGCAACGGTTACGACTTCCACCACCGCCGACCGATGGGATTGACCATGCAGACGTTCCGTCCCTGGAAGCAGGGCGAAGGCGGTTTGATGCACTTGCAATTCGTCAGTGACCGCCGCTTACGAGCCAAGCAAGCCTGCTACAAGATGCAGGAGGTATTGCGTTGGCCTGGGCGAGAACCTGTTTCCGTGGTGGATGCTCGCTACAATCCTGCCGTGTATTCCACGGGCAAGATGGCCGAAGTTCCTGCTGAGTGGTGGGAGCCTTACCAGAAGTGGATGGAACACTTGCATGTTGACGCGGAACCGTGGCAAGAAAAGCAGTGCAAGGCATGGATGTCTGAGCATGGCAAGGAAAGATTCAAAGGGTTGGATCTTTTCGGTGTAGTCTAAATCGTGGAAGTTCACCTTCAGCCGAAGCAATGGAAACTATTTTATGCCCTTGAAGCAACCGGAAGAAACGTCCCAACCATCATTGGTGGAGGGGGAGCAAAGGGCGGCGGCAAGAGCGCTGGTGCAAGAAATATCGCAATTCTCCTTTGTTCAACTCTTGGGGAAAGATACCCTGGCCTTACTGTTACGATTGTTAGGCGTGTCGCTGCACACCTCCGAGACAATCACATCGACCCTCTATTCCGAGACTATCCAGACCTTTTCAACTACTGGAAAGCCACCCCGCACGATTTAGTATTGCCCAACAAATCTCGTATCCTGTTCCGTTCTGTGGAAACGAAAGAGGATGTTAAGAAAGCATTCCTGGGTGGTTTTGAATCCACGTATATGATTGTGGATGAGGCCCAGCAATTCGAGCAGGACGAACTCCAGTACATCCAGGCCGCAGCACGTTGGACCGGGAAGAAGGGTATCCCGGAGGGTCTGTGCAAGACGCTCCTCCTGTTTAACCCTGGAGGCCCCGGTTCAACCTATATCCGCCGCATCTTCTGGACGCATGAGTACGAGAAGAACGAAAACCCAAAGAATTTCACTTTTGTCCACGTTTTCGGATGGGATAACTTTGAATGGTTCCGTGGGCAGGTAGACATCAGCGAAGATGAGTTCTATCGCATCAAGGGACAGTGCGAGGAGGGCAATGGATACCGCTGCTGCCGCTTCCACATGTTCATCAATGAGACATCGGAAGGCCGCAAGTATAACGCTTTCCCGCCTGCGATCCGCGCAGGTTACCTCATGGGATCGTTCGACCACTTCGAGGGGCAATACTTCGCCGGAGCTTGGGATAACCAGCATTGCATATTAACTGCTGCTACCGTGGCACGTCTCATCCAGCCGTGGTGGACGCATTGGATGTCTCTTGATTGGGGTTGGGCTGGCCCTCCACGGCCACATTACAGCGTTTGCCTATGGTTTGCGATTGGGAAACTTTCTCCCTCACAGCTTGCAACTATAGGAATTGAAAGCGAATATCAGATTGATGTAGTGATCGTCTACCGCTCAATGCACGCCTGCCTTACTCCGGAGCCGGAACTGGCGCGACAGATCGTTTCGCTTACCCCACGCCAGGAAGCGGAATCCATGTCGCGCTTCTTTGTGGACGGAGCGGTATTCTCGACTGACCGTAAGCGCCCCGAAAATACCACCGCAGACCTCATGCAGCCGATCTTCGATGAAGCTGGTCTTCCGCGCATGATCCCAGCCAGCAAGGACCGCGTAAACGGCTGGCGGCAACTCTACAACGGTTTCCTGCGAAGCGTGAAAGCTCGCACCGCTCCAGTTATCGAGGAACAGGAAGGGCCGCTTCTGCTGATCTCTGCCGAGTGCGCTGAACTCTGTTCCTCCATTCCCAAACTCATATGCGATGTGGAGAAAAACCCCCATGATGTGCTCAAAACTGAGTCTATCGAAGATGATTTTGGCGATGATCTCCGCTATGGCTACAAATCCATGCAGGACGCCGAATGGGAAGCACCACTTGAAGTCCGCAGGGCGGAAGTGTATCATTCCTACGATGCGCCGACCGAGGCAGATCGGTCGATTCCGCAGATGACCGCGCTAGCCATGAAGATGCGTATGTTTGACAGGGATGAGAAATCACGCTATAAACGTGTAAAGCGTAGACGATGAATGTCTTCAACCAAGGACGCAAGCTCCAGGAATTGCGAACTGAGTTCGATCACTCCAAAGATTTCTTCGCAAGAGGCCATAACGAATTGGTGGATCGCGTAAACGAACTCGAAAAGGCTTTGGTTGAGACGCAGGCTGCGCATTCCGAAGAACTCAAGGAAATCCGCGAACGCCTGGATATGCCGCAGCGCCGCAAGTCCACCGTTCGCCCTTGGAACATGCTCCGCTCCGTGGCTGAAGCTGGCGAGCGCTTCATGAAGGAAAAGACAAGTGCCTGACGCCGCCACACAAGCCCGTCAAGCTGAACTTGAAAAGCGCCACCGCGACCTCACGAAACCAGTCCCACCGCTAGGATCTGACGGCGATTCCCTGCGTTCCATCCGAGGCTTCGAGGGCATCACAGATGAGATGCTGCGGGAACGCGAAGCGCATAGCCGTGGAACGATGGTTGCCAAAGTAAGCCAGCAAACTGTTAATCTATCCAAGATGACGCGCGAAGAACTGCTTGGCCTAGCGGATGCGGCGCTTTCGGAAGCTGCCCGTAAACCAGAAACGGAGAACGAAAATGCCTAGTATCCTGCAAGGCGGCGGCAAGCCAGCGCCTCCAATGCCGCAACATGGCGGTGCGCCGATGCCCGAAGGTGGCGGCGGTGGTGAAATGCGATCCACGCTGGTAAGCCACGGAGACGGAACCCATCACATTGAGCATGAGGACGGGCAGCAATCCGAGCATCCGCACATCGGCCATGCACTCATGGCAATGGCCGGTAAACATTCGGACGGTAAGCACCTGCATACGCATTCCGATGGAATGGGCGGGGGCCATACGGTTCATACCTCTGAGCATGGGGGAGAACCGGAAGGTTCCGAGCATGAAAATGTGGAGTCCGTTAAGGATCACATGAGCCAGTTCTTTGACGATGAAGGCGGCGAATCCAACGAGCACGACGAGGGCGGTAAAAAAGAAGGCAAAAGTGGTGAGTCCGATGGAAAGGATTGGGAGTAACTAAATGTCAAACAGAGTATTCTTCGCCGGTCAATTCAACGCCGTCGATTACAACTATGGCGGTGGAGTTGGTTTTCCTCCCGCTCTCACGGTTTTGGTTGGTCCGCAGACCTCTCCGCTATCCAACCCCGGTTCCATCACCCTTGAAAGCGGCCTTTGCGTGGCTACGGACGGCAGGACGTTTGGACCTCTGAGTACCAATGCGCCTGTTATCGTTGGCAACGGGCCATTACAGGAGCGCGTTACCCCGGCATCGGTTTACGGCAACGGAATCGATAGTCCGATTGGGCAAGCTGGCTTCACGGCCACTTTCTCCAACACTCACGGCCTGGGGGATAGCGTAGCTTCCGGGACTTTCGGGCTTCAGGAAGCTCTCAACGCCTGCGCTGCTTATGGCGGCGGCGAGGTTGTGGTCGATCAGGGATGGGTAAAGGCTGGCGGGACATCGACTATCTATGCCGCTGTAACCGTTCCGGCGAATTGCGCCAAGGTTGACCGCCGCACTTCGTAATGCCGTTCCTGTCGAAAGCGCAAAACGCCTGGGCGCATACGCCTAAAGGGACGAAAGCGCTTGGCGGTCCAGGGAAAGTGAAGGAATGGGAAGGTGCCACGAATTACAGTAAGTTGCCGGAGCATAAGGCACCAAAGAAGTCTGCTCTCGGCGGGGCGGTTAAACTCAATGGCTGAAGGTAATTGGATCGGCGGGGCTATCAAGCATCCTGGGATTGAAAAGAAGAAGGCTGCGGAAGCGGGTATCTCCACGCATCAACAGTTGGAGAAAGACAGCCACTCATCCAATGCTTCAGTGCGTGGTCGCGGACTGCTGGGGCTGCGGTTCCAAAAAGGGATTTCCAATAAGTGATGAGATGTTGTTGTTCATCGTACTTTTCTTTGGGATTGTCAATTTCATCATAGGAGTAAGGATTATGGCCGATACAAGCAAATTGACGGCGGCTACCGCCAAACTTTCTGCGGACGTGGATGCGTTGATTGCGGCACAGGCGAATGCCGGTCAGCCAGCGGTGGATGCTGCCACCGATGCCGTGAATGCTGTTGATGCGAAGGTAGTTGCTGCCACTCCGACTTCTTAATGACGGCAAAGCAAAAGCTCGGCGCACTCCAGCACTCGATCAATCAGGCTGAGATGGGTCTGACTAAGATCGTGCATTGCCCGTATTGCGAAACAGATTTGGACTTCGCGCCGCCGTCTGTGCTAGCTGAAGATTGGCAACCACCGACCTGCTGTGAGACATTCGCGCTAGCGGTGATCGGCATTTTGCAACGCAAGGAACTGACAGAAGCAAAGGATCTCGCCTCCCGGATCAGGTCGAATGCCGGTGGCCTGCCGGTGTTTAATTGACAATAAATGGACAAACTTCTGACGGGTATCACACATTTGATGAATTGTATGAGCACAGAATCGTCTTATGGATGGCTCTCTGTAAGCAATTAGATTCATGCTGGAAGTCTAAATTACATTCCGATGGGACTTTCTTCGATGGGTGGTTTGTTCTAGGCCACACAATGAATGATGGAAGGCAGATAACGTATCACCTACCAGATTGTAAGTGGGACGATTGCTACTTTGCCTGCACGTTAGATAAGGCTCCTGATTTTGACGGGCACACTGCCGCAGATGTTCTCAAAAGGATCGCAGCCTTATGACTCCCGCTCCAGCCATTGATGACGCACAGGTAGCCGACTCGACTACCATCCCGGAACCTGAGGAACAATCGCCTTACGGCGCTCGCAACGAAGAACTGCCAGAGCAACTAGTCAAGGCAATCCGTTCCGCGATCCGCAAGTCACAGACAGAAGAACGCTATCTCCGCCGCTTGGAGGTTTTGCATGATCGTCGCAATCGATTTTATGAGCGGGGGCACCAACACATTTACGAAGGAAGAGATGACTGCTTTGTGCTCGCAGTTCCAGGGGCTTCCTTTTGGGATGCGGAAGGTAATCAGGAAGAATGGGGCGATTACATTGACGACTATCCCATTTTCCACGGGTTCATCTGGATCATTCAATCAGTCCTTACTCAAAACGGTCCTGGCATCGCGTTCGAGCCTAAGAACCCTTCAATCTCCGAGGACAATCAAGCAGCGGAAACAGCGGAAGGGCTGAGACGCCATTTTGACCGCGTAAATGATGTAAAGAAAATCCTGCGCGAAGTGGTACGGATGTTCTGCCTCTCCGGTCGCGTCGTGGTCTGGACCAAGACCGAAGAGAACGCCGCACGTTGGGGCCGTCACGACGATGGCTCGCCGATCAAGAACCAAACAGCCTGCGTTTACGGGACGCTCGAAACTAAAGTCCCGATCATGGAGAAGGATCAATCAACTTTCCCATATCTAGGAATCTACATTGACAAGGACATTCGCAATCTAAAGCAGGACCATGCTCACATCGCCAAGAAGATCAAAGCGAATGAAACTTGTCTGGATGAGAACAACTACGAGAGGTTTGCGCGGCTGGGTGTCTTGCAAGGCGCACGCTCACAGTTCCAAGCGGGTGAGTCGATTTCGCATCTATCAACGGAAGGCCACTTTTGGCTGCGTCCATCTTGCTTCGCGGATGAAGAATTTGATGATCCATTTACATTAGCTAGCGAGGAACAGCAGTCTTCTAAAGAAGGCGAAGATTTCACAGTGCGAGACGCCTTAGCCGAAGTCTTTGCCGACAAACAGGGTGGTTTCACTGGGATGCACGCTGTTTTTGTAGGAGACACCTATTCGCAGTCATGGCCTGAGTCAATGGATGATTGCCTGACGGTTGAGCAACCCTTTGCCGGGGATGGGCAGTTTGCACTGGCGATCATGGACGCTGCGGTAGTGGCTCAGGATCGTTTCAATACGCTCATGAACTACATTGCCGAGACGTTCGATTTCGGCGCTCCGTCAACCTGGATTGCAGCCAGCAAAGTTGAGTACGAAGCCATCATGGATCAGAAGGCGCAGCCCTTCGGCTATCGCCAACTGAAGCAACTGGCGAATGGGACTAATAAGGCAGAAGACAACTTTTACCGTGAGCCTAACCCGGAACTTCCGACCACTCTCAAAGAAGTGATTGAGTTCCTATTTGGGGAATACCTGCAATTCGTGCTCGCATGCCCTCCGGCGATGTGGGGCGAATCGTCGGAAGATACCAAGACAGCTTCCGGCCTAGCTCAGTCCCGTAACCAAGCACTAGGGCGGATGGGTATTATCTGGGCTGTGCTCCAGAAGGTAGCGGCGCGAATGTACTATCAAGCGTGTCTCGCGGCCTCTAACGACCCCGAGACACCTGAGGAGATCATTGTCCCGGTCCAGGGTGGTCAGAACGTCACTGTGCGCGTGGAACGGCTACGCAAAGGGCATTTCATGGCGATGCCGGATGAGGATTCTGGTTTCCCCGATTCAACAGCCGCCAAACGTGCGACCTTCACCCAATTTGTCCAACTAATAGCGCAGTTCCCGCCAGCGGCACAGCAGATCATTTCGGCCCCCGCGAACTGGAAAGCCATGCTCAAATTCATGGGACTTTCGGAAATGGTAATCCCGGAGGCGGAATCGAACGATAAGCAGATCGAGGAAATCGAGGAACTTCTGCTGGGCGTGCCGATTGAGCCGACGCCTGAAGAAATTGAAATGGCGCAGCAGCAGCACGATCAGCAGCAGGCGGTCATGGCCCAGCAGGCGGCTATCACCGGGATGCCGGGACCGCCGATTCAGCCTTTCGATCCGCAGTCGCTTGTGCGCCCATCGGTGCCTATCAACCCGTGGGATTTCGATGAGTGGGAAATGCAGGCTTGCGACGATTATTTGAACTCTGATGCTGCGCGTGTGGAACTGAAGGTCGGGCGCGTCAATCCCGAAACGGGCCAAACTGAGCCAAATATTCGGGGTATCCAAAACGTATGGCTGCATCGACAGGAGCACGCAAAAGCCGCTGCCATGAAAGCTCCTCCTGTTCCTCCGGTGCCTATCGTAGCGCCCAAGGGCGGCGGAGCCAAGAAGCCACCCGGAGCGCCGCCATTACCCGCATCAGCCCCGGCAGGCGCACCTGGAACGGCTACAATCTGATTTATGGGACGGATAGGATTTACTGGAGCCGCACAGATAGAGCGCCCCCTTCTAGACCATGCGCGCGGTGGTAAATTCCCCGGTTTTAAAGTTGGAGATCGCGTGATAAGTAAGCAGTTCGGTAATCACGGTGTTGTGACCGAAAAACACGGCTCAAGATACCTTGTTCGCTGGGATGATGGGAAAGTAAGCGGCGGTGGTTTTGGCGGCTTTAATCTTCGCCCCGAAAGAAGTTTAGGAGATTCCAATGTTTGACTTTCTGGAACGCGGCCCCCTGATGGATGAGGCTGGTAGTGGAGACGGTAGTGGTGGCGTTGCGGTAGCGGATGCTGCCTCTGACTTTGGCGGCGGCAGTGATCTCGGAGGAGGTGCTGACGCCGCTGAAGGTTCTCAGGTCCACGATGCTGAGTTTGTAGACCCCGGAACTGAAGTCTCTGTACGCGACCAAGGTGTGCCGCAGATCAAAGTTGGGGAACGAGCGGTTCTGAATGGTAAATTCACACCTTCCGGAAAGGCTGCTATCGAAGCACTGCGCCCACTCAGCCCGAAATTGGCTCAGGAAGTCACTCAGGCGCTTCTTACCCGCGATTTCTTCCTGAAAGAGTTTCCTGGCGGCAAGAAGGACGTAGCCAATCTCCGTAAACTAGCCGAAAGCAGCGGCGGAGAGCAGGGGATTAGCGAACTTCAGTCGATTGCCGAGCAAATGCGCGAAATCGACACCATGTACGATAACGCCGACCCCAATTTCATCGAGAAAATCACCTCCGATGACCAAGGGAAGCGCAATTACGCTCGTTTGATGATTCCGGCGCTGAATAAGTTCGATCAAGTGGCGCCCAAGCAGATGCGGCACTATCAGATGGGCGGTTTCATGCGCGTCATGGACTCGGGCGGCATCCCTACCATGTTCGCAACCCAAGCCGCGATTCTAAATCGGGCACTTCAGGCGCTTCAGGCTGGGAATCAGGAACTTGCGGCGTCATTCCTCACTGAAATCAAGGATAACCACAACGGTATCGCGGATTTCTTCAATCGCATCTACACTGAAGCGCAATCCGCTCGCCCAGCGCTCGATGCACCCCAAAATCCGCAGATTGACGATCAAACCCGCCAACTAACGGCGGATCGGCAGAAACTCCAGAAGGAACAGTGGGAATTTAGCGTTTCTACGGAACGCAAGCGCCTGTTCTCTAAATCCTTCGCGGAATTGACCAAGGGACGCACGCTAACGCCGCAGCAAGACCTGGACATCAAGGGTTGGTACGATATGCGGCTCAACCAACTTATAAAGGGCTGGCAGAACAACTCGCAAAGATTCTTCCAGTCTGGGGATAAGGATGGTTTCTTAAAGGAACAGTTCGCATTCTTCCAGAAGTCAATCCCCGATGCGATGCGGTACGCCGTCAACAAACTGGTGCCTGCCAAGCCGGGGCCGAAGTCAGAAGGAACGCGGCCTGGAGTAGTTCGGCCTCCGCTGAACGGTAAACCCGCTCAACCCGCACAGGGGACCGTTCGCGTAGCCAAAATGCCGCCCACTTCAGATTTGGACGCCATGCGGACCACTGGTGAGATGCTTTCCGCGAATAAAGCCTACACCAAAGACGGCAGACTTGTCCAATGGGCATGACTTGTGTTATAGTCTTGCCTTGTAGCCGTCTCCAGGTTTGCGGAAAACCTTAACCGCTAAGACGGTACATCGTTCGCAGCACGACGCAATAGCTTTGGCCGCAGCCGGGGCCAGCCTCAAGAGGCTACACCGACACGTCTAGCTGGAAACCAAATTCCAACTAGGAGTGTGTCATGGGTGTAGGTAACAATGCGTCATCGTTTGGAGCCCAAGCGGAATATATCCGGCCCAAACTAGAAATGCTAACGCTTGTATCGAGCGTGCTCTACAAGCGCATCAACGTCCGAACGGACGTGAAACCAGTTTCCACTCGTCCCGCTCGCATCCCCCTGCAGCCTCTCTCGCAAGGCGGAATGAAGATTGGGGCATTTGACGGTCAGGATCTTGGACTCGGTTCGGCTCCCGTCGAAACCTATGGGTCGCTGTCCTGTGTCTCGCTGCTCCAGCCTTCGCAGTACACGTTCTTGGCTGACTGGGCGAACGATGAGGATGTGAAGTCAATCCAGAACTTCGTCACGCTCACCCATGAGCAGGCCCCCAAGGTATTCGCCGGGTTTATCGACTCGCTTCTGGCGCTATCGGATGGCTCCAATACTCTCGATACCGTGGTTTCGACCACAGGCACCAACGGGATCGTGGTAAATAATGCCAACAGCTTCCAGGATCAGCAGCCCATCGACATCTGGAGCGCTCTCGGCGGGACGCTCGAAGGATCGGTAACCGTCCAGTCCGTTGACATCGCCAATAACACCATCTGGCTGACTGGCGCTTTCCCGGTAGGAACCACGGCGGGTTGGCTGATTCTGGCTAGCGGTTCGAGCGGCCAAGCCAATTCCGGCATCTTCGGTCTCCCGTATTGGAACGTGGCCGGTAATCTCGGCAACTTCATGGGGATTCAGCGCTCCGCTTTCCCCGGCAAGTTCTCGACGCCCACCATCAACCAAGGTGGCAAGGCCATGACACCGGCCAGCGTCCGCGCTCTCTTCGCTCAGATCATCTTGGCATTGGGCGAGGATCGCGCCAATTCCGCCGAACTCATCTGCCACGGCAATGTGGAAGCACAGGCCGCTTGGGAGAACATCGCTCTCAACGTCCAATCCATCATCTGGAACCAGGTGAAGGGCGACGAGGCTCCCGACATGCTTACCAAGCGTGCGCCGACGATCATCGCGGGTCGAGAGTTCCTGGTTAACCCCCGCGCCAAACCGGGACGCATCGACTTCCTGCCGCTCAAAGAGTGGTCGCGCATCGAAACCCGCAAGGAAGATTACATCGAAGTCGAAGGGCAGACGGCTTTCCCGGCTTACGGTGCCAGCGGTGGTATCGCGTCGAGCGTGCTGTTCTACCTCGCCGTTGTACTGCAATTTATGACCGTTCAACCACGATTAAACGCAGTTTACTCCAATTTTAGTATCCCGACAGGGTATTTCGGGCACTAGACGATCCTCCGATCACATCAGGGCCGTTCTGCTCCTTGGGAGCGGCCCTCTTTTTGAACATGGAACCACAACACTATCCCATGCCGATGAAGCGGTTCGGCACGAACGCCTACGGAGATAACCGCTTCCGTCTGGTGCTAGCATCTTCCCGGCGCTTCCTCGTCTCCGGCCAGTGGAATGATGCCGGGATGCCACGCGCTAAGTGGATGCGCCTGTACCCGGATATGCCGGAGGGGGCCTACGTCTTAGAGGAGTGGCAGGATACTTTCACTTTTACTGGTGGTAAGACCCGCGAACAGTGGGACATGGATGAAGGCCATTCGTTAGGCCCATACCCGGATCGCGGCGACTATCAGATGTGCGGGAGCACTGGTTTTAATCCCGCAGACATGAACATTGAGAAGCTGATTTCGCTTGTCCATGCCGCTGACAAGTATTCATGGGCGGAAAAGCTCGCGGCCTGCCGCAATGTGGCTACTAAGGATGAGATCGACCGAAAGCATTTGCGAGAAGCGATCATACGCGATGCGCTCCCAGCTTTCGGTCATGCCCCCTTTTCCCAAGTTTCGACAGGGCGCGGCGGTTCAGCTAAGACCAGTCCAGTGCTCCGTAGCGCCAATGAGTTAGGGCTTCCGGTGCCTGAAGGCATACCGGGGCAGGTAACTAGCGGTACGATGGTGAAGAAGAAAAGAAAGGCGGCATAATGCCACGACACGCTGCAAATCTATTGACGGCAGAACCACCCAAGGTTCGGATGGGCTTTGTTCCGCCCAGCATCAAGAAGCAATCCGCCAAGAATCAGCTTTACATCTTCAACGTGGGGCCAAAGATCCAATATGGTGAAGGCGCGAGCTATGGGCGTGTGCTGATTCCCGCTTGCCCTGCTGGACGCGAATACTCCGATCCCTACATTGTCCCCGGCACTCCCTATGAGGGCTACCGCCAGAACGGGAACAAAATGGACATCATGTTCCACGGTGAAGGCGACGGTGGCATGGAAATAGAAGATCCTGGTTTTGACTGGGCCTGCCAAGCCATTTTGGGATTCACTACCGCCGATGGTGAATGGAACGGCAAGTTCCTGCATCCTAGCGGAAGTCTGGAGAAGTTCGGCATTGGCATTGCGCGTCAATGGCCTCCATCAAAAGAGGAGATTGAACTGGCTAAGTCTAAGCTCCGAAAGGAAGATACCTTGAATGTGCAAGCGGCGCGTGAGGCTCATGCACTGGGCAAGTTTGGGAATCTCCCGAACTCTAATGAATGCTTTGCATCGGCGCATCGTCTGGGGCTAACTCCGGCCACGGAACGCTGGATGGAGTTCAGTTATGTGGCTCCCGCCGAGGAAAAGAAAACCAAGGCGTGTCCAGATTGTGCTGAGGAGATCCAGGCGGCGGCTAAGAAGTGCCGGTATTGCGGATGGTCCGCTGCTAGCGAAAAGGCTTTCGACATCAAAAAATAGTGGCTACTCTACCCACTTACATCTACGGCGACACAGCAAATTACGTGCTGAATCTGGCACGGTCGCGTGTAGATGACTTGGTGCAGACCCCAGCAGGCCAGCCGTTCAATGCCACCGATCCCGGAAGGCAGCTTACCCAGCAGGGAGGCGCGGCGCTTCTACGGGAGTTAAACGCGGATACCAGCGAAACCAACCGGACATGGGTGATCTTCCATGCGGCCTATCGGAAGATGCAGAAGTACCTTGGGAATCTGGGCTATCGCCTTCTGATTGGCGACAATCTGCAACTAACGATTACGCCTAACTCCAATGCCGATCCTTCCGCCCAGCAGTGGATCTCCTGGAATGGCTTCTTTGATGGAACCAATTTCGCGGTATCCCCGGCGCTGCCGCAGGACTTCATTGCTCCACTGAAACTCAGATCGAGAATCAGTGGGCAGAACGCCGTGTTTACTCCAATGCGGGTGGCGCTCGACGGGTTACCGCCCTATTGCGCCACTCGCGGCGTTATCAATACTCAGTGGGAGTGGAGGGGTAACGGCCTGTACTTGCTTGGGTCTACGGCCAATAACGACATCCAGTTTCGCTATACCAGTTACCTGCCGGATCTGCTGACTGACGGATCGAAGCCTTGGTACTACCAGAAGTTGCCGATTCCGCGCTGTGCTTCGGCGCTGGCTTGGTACATCGCTTACGAGATCTGTTTCCCGCGTGGGGATGAACCAGGGGCAGCGGCAACAATGGCGCAGGCGCAAGGCGAAGCGGATATGGTATTCAACGATCAGGCACGCGCCGATCAGCGCACGAATAACAGACGCAGGCCACGCGGCGGCGGTTCAAGTTCCCGCAACTGGGGATATGGGTACGGTCTTTAGAAAAAGGAGAATCACATGGCAGCAACGGCAACACTCGGCAGCGCCCTTCTAGCGGACCCTAAGAATGGCCTGGATTCGACGCAGGATTCGATTTGGGCGGAAGGGCCTGTAGTCCTCACCGGGAATTATGGGGGCGCGTCTACGCATGGCGATACATTATCGCTGGCAGGTCTAGTTTCTAGTGATTATCCACCCAAATTCTGCGAGGTATATCAGGAACCAACTTCCGGTAATGCGCCAATAATTTACTGTTTCATATATGGGCGCGGTACTACGGCAGCTAACGGCGTCCTGATCGTTACGGATTTCGCGGGAGTGGAAATCACTCAAGGGGCGGCTTACCCGGCTGCATTGACTGCGGCAACCGCCAATCTGCGGTTCCGCGCTGAGTTTGCAAAGAACATCTAGCGTGTGTCGTATAACGTCACAGGCGCAACGCAAGTACCCCTAGAACTCTGGGGAGGGTTAGTAACCGAAACTCCGGCAATGAATTTGCCTGCTGGGGTGTCGCCGGATTGCGCCGATGTTGTATATGTTCCCGGAGCAGTGAGGGCACGGCCAGCGCTTACCGGCGTCTTTCCGTCGCCCTTCTCTGCCAATCTCACATACGGCAAGAGCTATGTTTCTAATGATGGGACGATCCGCAACCTGTATCTCGATGCACTTGGCAATCTCACTGTCGAGAACATCAGCACAGCTCCCGGCACCAAGACACTCATAGGCACGGTAACGCCGGGGAGCTATGCCAAGTCTGTGACTGCCTTTGGGCGTGAGTTTCTTGCGTTCTCAGACGGCCTACACGGAACTGATGTGCCGCTTCAGTATGACGGCACCAACCTGGACCGCGTGACGCAGGACGGCCCTGGAGCGCCGCCAGTAGTCACCAATACCATCATCCCGGCTGTCTCAATGGCTTTCGGAACGGCAGGATTTACGATGGTGCGCGGGTTCACCCATCCAAACGTGGTTGAAGTAACCACGGCATCCCCGCATAATCTCCAGATCGGTTACCAAGCGATTATTTCCGATGTCCCTGCTGGGCCTGTGAATTTCATCAGTTCCCTTGTCATTAACAATGTCGATTTGCCAGGGATTGCTACGGTAACGGTATCCGCTCCGCATGGGTTGAAGCCGGGAACCTTCGCTATCCTCAGGGACATTGCTCCGCAGACGGTAGCCACACTTACCGGAGGGAACCGCGAAGGTGGCGTGATCCACTTCAACACAGTAGCCCCGCACAACCTGGAAGCTGGGGCCGTGATCCAAGTGAGCGGAAGCGCTGATCCTACCTTCAATTCCACTTTTACGGTAGCGACGATCATCAGCGATGTGGATTTCTCGGTTTTCCAGACTGAAACCACGAATGCCAATAGCGCAGGCGGCACGGTGGAGATGATATGGACTATCTCCAGCACGGAATCAGCGCCAGCTTATTTTGAGGTCTTGGCGGTACCCACCGATACTACCTTCCAGGTAGCCGTCAATTACTCTTCAGGGACTTGGAACAGCGGCGCGGTATTCTTCCCTTGGGACGGCACTTTCTTTGTAACAGCTATCCCCACACCGACCACATTCCGCTATCAGCAGTACGGCCCTGATTCCGCTACACTGGTGATCGGCACCGTAACCCCGCACGGTCAGGTAGCTCCCGGCATACATCAGATGCAGGTGCTTTACCAGACGCGCCAGAGCTACATCCCGGCACCGTCTCCACCTGTTACCTTTGTGGCAAACGGGGGGCAATATCTTACCGTCTCAGACATTCCGATAGGCCCTCCGAATGTCACTGCTCGTATTCTTGCGTTTACCGGGGCAGACGGTCAGTATTTCTTCTACATCCCAGTTCCGGGAATGGAGAATGGGCAGGTTATCTCTACCGCTACGCAGATTAACGATAATTCAACCACATCGGTATTGGTGGACTTCTCTGACCCAACGCTATTTAGAGCATTGAGCATAAATACGCAAGGCAATGACTTGCCGAATCAGATAGTGCTCGATAGCGCCCTAGGCTTCGCTTTCTTCGGGACTCGCTTGGTAACTTACGGCCAGCGTAACGTCATTCAGAACTTCCGCAATATGGGATTCGAGGGCGGCGCGTTTCCGTCCAGCCCGACGATCCCGACCGGATGGCTACCAACCGGAAGTCCCGGCGTTGCTGGAGGAGCGCTGGCTACCGGGCACTATGGAATAGGCTGGCAATTCAGCGGCGCGGGAAGCATCTACCAAGGCGCATATCTTGATTGGGAAGGTGCGCCGATTCTGACTGGCGACACGCAGTACACTTTCCGTGCTTTCATCCAGGGCGGATCGGCTACGCTCACCGTATCCAGCACCATGACCGGGTTTACGATGAGTGCCACTGTCAACGGACCCGCTGGCGGCGGATGGGATCAGGCGCAATTTTCAGTTAAGACTCCATCGGCTATCCCCAGCGATATGATTCTTACGCTCACAGGATCAAGCGGTGCGCTGGTCGATTGCATGAGCTTTGTGTTCAGCGAAGTGCCGTTTATTGACCGCACTTTCTTCGGCAGCTATATCAACAATCCCGAAGCCTTCGATGGCGTCTCCGGCGTCTTTGGCGCTGCTGATGATACGCGCAAGATCATGACATGCGGCATCATTCGCGGGGCGCTGGTTCATCTGACGCAGGAACCATCGGGGCGCTTGCACTCGACGCTGAATAATGGCGTAACCGAACCAGTAGGCTGGACTACGAATGAAGTTGCCTCCAGTTGCGGAGCAATGTCTACGTTCTGCTTGGCTGTTTCACAGGCCGACGATGCCAGCGCAGCGGGTGGCGAAGAGTGGCTGGCATGGATGAGCTATACAGGACTTCGCATCTACGGGGGCGATCAGCCCTGGAAAATATCCCAGGAGATCCAGCCGGATTGGGACGCGATTAACCCCGGAGCATGGCTGACGACTTGGTGCCTAAATGATACACAGGCGCGGCGCATCTACTGCGGATTGCCGAAGGGATTGCTTGATGACTTCAGCCCTGGAATCTCAGCTACCGCGCCCAATAAGATTTACCACGTCGATTACAAGAACCTGGACACAGCTTTCGAGATCGCGCAGTCTCCGCCCATCCATGTGACCTTTACCGGGAAACTGGCTGCGCGGGACCATGCGCGGAAGTGGGCACCGTGGAACGTTCCGGCCAATGGTGCAGCGATGATCTATCGCGTTCCTGGAGCAGCGCTAACCACAGTGTTCTTCCTGGGAAATGGTCAGTTCCCCGGCGTCTCAACTGGCGGCTGCAATAACATCTATGCGCTCTGCCCCGGAAGGCTCACGGATGATTGTTTAGGTCAGATTCACCCATACTACACGACATATGCCTTCACTTCTGCGGAGTTGGAGCAGGGCTTGCAACTTGGTGGGCAGCGGCATCTGCTCTACTACCTACAATGGTCTGCGCTCGGAACGGGTAACATTAAGGTCACTATCTTTGTGAATACGCTCTCAAATCCGTGGCCGATTGATCTGAACATTCCGCTTCGTCTCGATCCTGATTCTGATGATGAGTGGGGTGGAGGAAATGCTTCAGGGCAGCGGTTCTTCATCCGCTTCGATGGATTGCCAGCGGCAGCGGTGGGTCCAAGCTAATGCCAGTTCTTGTCCCTACCTCCACGATCATCGCCGCTCCGCAAGCCGGAGGAGATCGTTTCGATCTCATCCCCTGGCGCGATCAGCAGGCGATGGGTCCTGGAAGCAGGCTGCTGTTTCTAAACGGCTCAGATGAGTATGTAATCCTTTACGAGAACTCCAATTACCCCGCAGCCCCAGATGCTTCAGTGTTTCAACTAGCTGTGTACAAAAATGGAGTCCAGCAGGACTCTGCGAATAAGCCCACGATTCGGAATCACCGCGCTCCTGGGATCTCCGGGACGCAAGCTTATTGTTCGGGATTCGATGCAGCTCAAATCGACACGCTACTTTATATTTTCTACTGCATAGACTCCACAAGCGAGACCGATTCCTTCATGGCCTATATCACTTTCGATATGGGTACTGATTTGTTCGGAACGCCAAATGTAAGCACGCTCCCTGCTGTATTAGTATCCGTGGCAGATCCCGAGAACCAATTTGCTGGTCCGACTCCACTATTCACGGTGCTTTATGAATCAACTGCACAAAGATTCACGATCATTGCATCCAATGCAGGAGTTGGCGGATTCTGTCGCCCAGCATTCGCGACTTATTTATTGGGGAGCAATACATGGGCAACTGTCTGGACAGCCCTAGGAAGCGATGCATCGCTTCATCAACACCAGGGGTCGTTTTCGGCTTGCTTGGATTGCCGTGGGGCGGTAACGCTAGTTATTGCCTCCAGGGATTTCTCTGGCCCAGTATCGACGATTCTCTATATTCAAACCATCTACCCGGATCAGACATTAAGCGCCGTTCAATCCATCGGCGTCACAGCTAGCCAAGCATCCGTGAGTATTGCGGAGCCAGATAGTTGGATACTTTGCACAGGGGCGGAATATATCATCCTCTACGGTTCTGCCGATAACGGCTTAGGGTTCTGGACGCAATTAAACTGTGCTCGCGCCACCGTCCCGGCTACGAATATCCTGCCTGCGTCCTGGACGCTTCAGGTAGTTCGCCCATCTAGCCGCTTACGCTATTTCGCATGGGTTCCATTCTTCATCAATGGCGAACTGTATGCAGTCGAATCGCTGTACGACAATTTCTTTTCCGATGGCACTCTCACTGGATCTCACTATAATGGAACCACTTGGGATAACGACATCACATTTTCTCCAGCCATTCATCTTTTATTGGCAGACGGTGATGATATAGGAACAAACTCTATCATCACTTACGATTTGAGTGTTCTGGTAACGACGGGCGGCAATCCTATTGCTAGCTTCCAAAGGCTTAATAGTATCCGCGAGAGTCGTTCTCCGGTTTGCAGTATCCCTATCCCTCTTTCCGCCGCTTGCCCTATCAATAACACCGCTCAGGTTGGCGTACCTTATACCGGCCAACTCATCGCCTCTGGCGGAACTCCTCCATACACCTGGAGCCTCATCGGGTGAGCTACGCGCTCATAGCACACGCGGTATCCGGTCAAGCCTTCGCTGGCATCACTGCTAACATTGCGGCGATTGACACTACTGGCGCGAACTTCATTGCCATAGCTTGCGGCTGGGTTGGATCTACTCCGATGGTTCCCACGGACTCAGAGGGAAACGTATGGACTCCGCTCACTAACTACCAATTCTCAGGATCGGCAACAAACAACCAGATATTTTATTGCGTAAATCCAGCCGTTAGCCTGAACCACACTTTCAGGCTCACCAATGGAATCGGTTCCACGTATCCCGTAATGGGAGTACAAGCATGGAGCGGCGTTAGTGCCTTTGACGTGCAGCATGGTGGAACGGGAGGGCCTACCACTCAGCCTGTCCCAGCAGGACCGATCACGCCTTCCGGTAGCGGTGGACTTCTGATCTCAGCGCAGGTTTCGGTCAATAGTGCAACCATCTCGGTTGATTCAGGATTCACGATTACTGATTTCGTACCCAACGTAGGCCACGGACTTGGGATAGCAATGAGCTATCTGGAACAAGGCTCTGCGGCTACGGTAAACCCCACATGGACCGGCCAGGGAGTTGCCATCCAGGTTGTGACGGTAGCGGCGTTTACGCCTTCCAGTTCTTCGCCTATCACGCTTACGATGGCATCGGGAACAGGTGTCAATGGCGGTACGGTTTCACTGGATCTGTCCATCGCATCGACAGGCACACCGCAATGCACTGGGATTGAATTCACGTTAGCATTTCCTACGGATGTCGCGTTGGCAGGCGTGACACTAGGGGCCGCTGGTATCGCAGCGTCAAAGACACTGAGCCGTACTGGTGGCCTCTGCATCGTGTGGGGAGTCAATACTAATGTGATCGGCAACGGCGTGCTGGTTACGGCCACGTTCAACATTGCGCCGATCCCACTGAACACATCCGCCACGATCAGCGTGCTGAGTATTGTAGCTACGGATGCAGACGGAAACCCGCTTGCGGCTTCTGGAATACCGGGAGTAATCACGTTCTCGCAGCCATCAGGTATTACGATTAGCCCTAGGGGGCTTGTGAGCGTTACGCCACGCGCTCCTGGGGTGTACTGCTACACCGCACAGGTAATGGATTCTTCATCGCCAGCACAGACGGCCACGGTTACATGTTGTATTCAGGTAGGTACGGGTACGCCTTGCGATCAGTTCTCACCGCCGATCCCAGCGACTGACGTTTTTTTTGAGCTTCGCAGATTGTATGCTTCTATGAAGATTGCGCCTCGCTTGCCGACAAGAGGTAGCTAAATGAACATAAAATATCTTGATTATTTCAAAAGTTTACAACTCAAAGATGCTCCCGACTTTGGAGCCAAGCTAGAAGAATCCTTGCGAGACTTCGCCCAGCAAACTGGGAATATAGCCCAGCAGACCAATTCCGATCCCAAGGGCCAACCAGCACCCCCCCCTGCCATCAATGCCCTCAACGTCCAAGGCCAGAACGGGCACTTCAGTATTGCGATTCATGACACCAGCCCGGTTTATCGCGGCGTGCGGTATTTCGTAGATCATGCCGATAACCCGCAGTTCACCAACGCGCATACCATAGACATGGGAACCAGCCGCAACCACAATGTCTTTCTAGGCAACGTTACACGCTACTGGCGCGCCTACTCCGCCTATCCTGGTAGCCCTCCAGGACCGCATGTTTACCACGGCTCTCTGGCTACCCCAAAGCCCGTGATCGGTGGCGGTGCTATCGGCGGTCCATCGTTTACGACCTCACAGAGTTCCGGCACCGGGGTAGCGGGGCAGACAGGGCAGGGGCCTGGGACTGTTCCATTCCGTGCCGTCAATGGAGGGCCACCTGTTCGTTAGGGCCATGCAACCCGAAGACATTCCCGCGCTGGAAGCGATGATGCAGGGCGCAGAGTCGCGTGGCTTGCCGTACCCTCCGCTAGATGGGCCGCACATTGAGGCTGTTCAGGTAGTGGAAGATAACGGCACGATCATCGGCGCGGCAGTCGCCAAAAGCATCATTGAGCTATACCTGATCGGTGATCCCAAGTTTCATCCAAAGGTTCGGATGAATGCCGTTACGCTATTGCATCAGGGGATGATAGCAAATTTAGCAGAACTGTCTTATCATGAAGCCAATATCTTCTTAGCGCCTGAATTTGTTAAGACGTTCGGCAGACGCCTAGAACGTAGTTTTGGATGGATAAAGAACTGGGATAGCTGGTTTTTGAGGAGACAAAATGGCTCGCGGTAGTTCTCAGGCAACACAAGCCGGAAGTAGCGCCCAGAACTTTGCCACTCAGAACCAAGGCCAAGCTAACGCTACTTATGCCGCCCTAGCGCCAGAGCTTCAGCAGGAAGTGGCGCACCCCACTGGTTTTACCCCACAGCAGCAGGCCGATATGACCACGGCGGCAGAGCAAGGCGCTGGCGGTGGACAGGCTGGTGCGGTAGGCCAAGGCGCATTACTTGCGGGGCGCACAAAGAATCCAGGGGCAGCGGCAGCGGCTATCGATGCTAGTTCGCGCCATGCGGGGCAAACTCTAGGTCAAGAGACGCTAGGCATCAAGAACGCCGATGCCATGCTCCAGCAGAAGAACCGGCAGGCAGGCCTTGCTGGGCTTGAAGGACTTAACGCACAGGAATTGGGTGGGGCGAATCAGGCGCTTGGAATCGTTCCACAGGCGGCGAATGCGAACACGAACGCTATAAATGCTTCCTATGATTGGGCCAAGGACATCATGGACCCATTGGTAAGTGCAGCGGGTGGAGCGGCTAGCGGGGGGGCCTTCGGGCATATAGGCGGATGACGGGCTACGATCCAACCAAAACGCAGCAGACGCAACTTGCCAAAGTTCCGCCTCCGCAGATTCCTGTGGCTGCTGGTGCTTCGCCACAGGTTCAGCCAGCGCCAGCATTAGCGCGAAGTATTGGCGGTGCTATGGCTCCACAGGGATCGGCAGGCGCAGGAATCGCTCAGGCAAAACCTTTAGCTACCGCACAACCCCCAGCGTCAACACAAGGGCCAGAAGCCAAGGAAGCCGCAAGACTTCAGGCATCGAAACCTGGAGTTCAGCAAGTCCATAACCCATTTCTGCGGACACTAGCGACGGTAGGTGATGCGTTGGCATCTACGTTCGCGCCACGACTTGCGACGGTGCTTCCCGGAACTACGCTGCACCACAATATGCTACTGAATCAGGCAGAGCGTGGGGCCAAGGGTGAGCAGGAGGCACAAACAGCGCAGGTTGAGCGTGGCCTAAAAGAAGCGGAGACACAGAACCAACTCTCTGAGGCTGAATCTCGTTCCCCTAAAAAGAATGCTCCAGTTCGCGTAGCGGCTGGCGAAGGTCTATGGGATACTTCGCAGAATAAATGGCTTGTAGAACCAACGCGCAAGGATGATGAAAAGCTAACCGAAGTTGATCCTGAGATTGGTCACCGTCTGGGCATTCACCCTACTGCTGATGGTAAGTATATGGTTCCCAATCAGGCCCTTGGCTCTCTTTTGAAACCGAAAGAAGCACCTACTCCCAAAACTTTGCTTGAGAAAGCAATGGCGGACCACCCTGATTGGACAGCCGAACAACTTAGGGATTTTGAACAAAAGCAGGGTAAAGTCCCATTAGAAGAACAGGTTATTAACGAACACCTACAGAGGGTTCATCCCGGCGAGTCTATGGCTCAGGCGCGACAGCACACGCAACCAGTTCCAATGACAGATCGCGGACAGAACTTTGTTGATCCCACAAGCCATAAGCTCATTCGCGTTGAACCAGGTGGTGCAGTTCCCGAAGGGGCTGTTACCGCTGGGGGTCTAAATTCAGAGAACGTAAAGACGGCAGAACAAACTCAAGCAGAGACTAAGGCTAAAGCGGATGCCAAAAAAGAATATCAGTTGGCTGAAAACCTAGCGGCGCATCCAAGCCCTACCAACGATGTTGCTCTGCTTATGCGCTACATCGGCGCTACTAAGCCCGACAGTTTGGGGAAACTTCGTTTGAACCAGAATGAAATTAGTCTGGTGCTTGGAACTCGCTCTACTCTTGGTGATCTGGAAGCCCTTGAGCAGAAAGTGGTAAATGGCCAAAAGCTAACACCGCAGCAGCGCAAAGACATGCTATCAAGTATGCGAATTATGGCGGGTATCGATGAAGGTGGCGGCAATGTTCGTGTTCAGCAGAACTCAAAAGGTGAATTCCGATACACGACTGATGGCGGGAAAACTTGGCAGAACGGGAAGCCTCCAAAATAATGGCTGATGATTGGAAGGACATACCTCAGGATGATTGGAAAGACGTAAATCCAAGTGCGCCTAGTCCCGCTGCCAAACCAGGGTTTATGGAACAAGCTCGTTCCTTTACCCAAGAACATCCTTACGCGACCGCCGCCGCTTCTCTGATCCCTGGCATTGGTGGGTTGGTAGGTGGATTAACTGATCCCACTGGCGAAGTAGGCAAAGGTGCTCTCAAGAGCGCGGCGCGTACTGGCTACGGTCTACTAGAGGGTGCTGGGCCTTTGGGGATGGTCGCGCATGGCATCGCTGAACGTACTGGACTTGGCGACAAGTTACGAGCGCACACGCAAGTGAATAACCCAGCGCAGGAAGTTGGCGGTTATGGGGAGACAGCCGCAGAGATGGCGCTACCGATCCCTGGAGCCAAAGCGCAACTTAGCGAGAAACTTCTACCGCGAGCCGCAGAACATCTCTATACAAAAGCATTGAAGCCTCCAGTTCGCGGCGGGATAGAAGCAGCAAAAGACTTAGTTCGGACTGGCATCCAAGAACGCATACCAGTTACAGAGAAAGGTCTTGCTAAGAACCTTGGCAACGTCGAGGACATCAATCAGCAGATCGGGCAGCATATCGGAGATTCGGATGTTACCGTAAGCCCTAAATCTGTTGCGCGGCGGATTGAGCAGGTTCGACCTACCTTCCAGGCACAAGTCAATCCAGAGCATGATCTTAGCGCCCTCAATAGAGCGAAGGGTGAATATCTAGCCAAACACACTACGCAAGCGCCCTTTACGAAAGTAGCCCCTGGCGTAGAGGAGGAAGCGGGGCGGTTGGTTCCGGTCGGCCAAGGAAGCACGCCAATACTGCATGATGTTCCAGCGCAAGAAGCTCATGCTGAGAAGGTTGGAACTTATCGCCAATTAGCGGGGAAATATGGCGAACTTGGAAATGCTCAGATCGAAGGGCAAAAGGCTCTAGCGCGTGGCATCAAGGAAGAATTAGGGAGACAGATCCCAGCAATAAATCCACTAAACGCAAGAGAAGGACGCCTACTTGACCTACAGGGGCCACTAGAACGTGCAGTCATGCGTAGTGGCAATGCCGATGTGGTTCCTATTGGCGGAACGCATGTTTCTATTGCTAAGAAGTTGCTGGACAATCCCGGTATAAAATCTCATACTGCTTTGGGTCTTTCGAGGGCTGGCGAACTTCCTCTAAACTATAGAGGAGTTATCCCAGCGGCAGTACGCATAAGAGGAGAACAACAATAATGCTATACGGCGCACCACAACCCGGATTCAACGGCTACCCTGACCAGGGACTCAACATCGCTTCCCTGATCCCTGGCGAAGCCTACACCCTGCTAGACGGCACCGAGGCCAGTGGTATAGGCACTTCGGTAGCCGTAGCGCGTGGCCCTTCGGGTGGGCAGTCGCAAGCCTATACCACGTTCTATGTGAGTGGCGGATCGAGCATGGACACAGTGATTATCCAGGGATCGAACACTGACATCGACGGAGATTATGCCGACATAGCCGACATCACGCTTGACACGAACGGCAATGGTTCTCTGACAGATTCCGGTAGCCCTGCATTCTACCGCTGCAAGAAAAGCGCAGGGCAACCGATAGTGAAGGCTCAACGATGAAACGCTTACTTTGGTTATTTGTTCTAGCGCTATTGATGACATGCGCCCAGCACGCTAAAGCGCAACCTCCCGCTGCTGGCGCTATCCGTTCTGGGCAGACGCAGGTGCAGAACGCTACGAATGGCAACTGTTTGTATAACAATGCTGGGGTACTGGGAAACACGCCTTGCGGTTCCGGCGGCATCACAAACTGCCCTGGGGGTGTGGCTGGAGACGTGATTTTGTATGGAACGAGTGCGACGTTTGTGTGCGATACCAACTTGACATGGGACGCTACGAATAAGGAGTTGCTATACCCGTTTTGGGAAATCGTGCGTTTGGCGAATGCTTCCGCTCCAACCGTTGCGTTGGTGGCAATGGCGGGAAACGTACCCGCTGGTGACACTTACTACTCAGTCACATTCGTAACCTCGCTGGGAGAGAGTTCGCCAATCAACGTCTCAACCAAAGTAACCAACGATGGGGGGCATGGCCAGAATAGCCTAACCTCCATCCCCCTTGGCGCGACGGGAACTTTAACGAGAAATATCTATCGACAAGATTCTTCCAATTCCCAGCTGCAACTTATAGATACTCTTCCTGATAACACAACCACAACCTATACCGACAACATTGCGAGCGGGTCCGGTGGCCCTGTGTATAACTCCACGGGCGGCTGGATCTATTCAAACGGTAACAAAGCCATGCTTATTGGTGATCCGACCTCGACGGTTTCAAGCGGTTTTGTGATGGGTAACTATGCGTCCCACTACCAATCTGATATTTTCGGTGGCCTATTGAATGGTGTCCCGGCTGATGTTGTGGTTTATAGCAAAAACATCTTCCCCTCGCCAGCGTCTTCTTTTGACGATGTGCAACTACAATCGCTGTTTGTCGCTGATACAAATACAACCAATCTCCGCTATAGGGGGATAGAAATTGATTCTACACAAAGCTCTGGCAGTGGAGACATGAGTGCCCTCATTAGCATCTATAGCTCAAGCGACTGGTTTGGGCCGGGCACTCTTGGATATTTTTCCACTTTTAACGCCTTCCCTTACATATCGGGACCAACAACGCTAGTAGCCAATTTGGACTCGCAATTGGAATTGCAGGCAATAATTCCAGATGCAATGGGATTCCGCGATGCTGCTCAGGTGTTCAGCGGCGCAGCGCTTACCAACTACGCTTCATTCAATTCGGATGGCTCGGCTGCATCCATCAACGCGGCGGCGACTGTCACAAATTTTAGGGGCTACTGGTTTGTACAGCCGACAACGACTACGACGACAAATCTGTATGGTATCCAAATAGGAGACGTGACCCAAGGCACTACGCTGAATTATGCGATCAAAACAGGGGTTGGATTACTGTCTTGGGGTGATAAAGAGCAAGAGGCTACGATCGCTTTTGCCTCTCTGCCGAGCACGACGCGGCAAATGGAATACTGCTCCGATTGCACGGTCACCAGCGGAACGGATAATACGTGCGCCGGATCAGGGAGTGGAGCGCACTTCGAGGTTATCAACGGGGTCAAAAAATGCTGGCAGTAATCCTCTGTTTGATGGCGGTCTTTTCGTTTGGGCAGGCTAGTGTTCACTATGTCCCTACCAATCCCGGCGCTGTCGTTCAATCCGCCAAGTGGACGGTGGCCAATTCCAGCACGAATCTGACGATCACGAATCAGGCTGGTGGAGTAGTCACGACCGCCAAGGCAGCGGCGACTACGCAGAGCCTTGCAATTTTCGCGCTCCCGGCGAAAGCGATGGTGCTGTCGTGCGTCATCAAGAGCACCACGGCGTTCGCGGGGCCGACGACACTGGTGGCTACGCTCGGAGTGACTGGAACGCTCACAGCTTGTATTTCCACGCCGTTCGACCTGATGGCGGCGGTGTCGAATACCAATTTTAGTGTGGCGCTGCCAGCGCCCATTGTGAGCTATGCTGGTACGAACCTGATTCTCGCGCTGACCTCGACTGTCCAGAATATATCGTCCATCTCCGCCGGGGCGGTTGACGTGACGATCACGTGGCAGGTGATCCCATGAAGACTTGTCTAGCGTTAATCGTATTAGCGTTTACGCTCTCGGCGCAGACAAGCGTAATCGGCCCTGGACTTCCTGGAACTAATATCATCGTTCCGGGGTCCGTGACATCTGGCTCTGGCAGTGGGGCTACCGGACAACTTAAAGTCAGCGGTGCTACTTCAGGAACTCTGACGTTAAGTTGCGCGGACGTGTGTGGAACAACGACTTTAAAGTTCCCAGCGACGGCTGGATCAAATACCAATGTACTGCAAACTGACGGCTCGGGAAACTTGACGTGGGGCTCTAACTCAGCGAGCGTGGCTATTGGGACAGCGATTGGCTCGGGCACCTCGGCATCGGTTCTCTATGTGGATGGCAGCGGGAACTTGGCGCAAGCCAATGCTCAGTTTCAGTTCGATGCCACGAATTTTAACCTGCTGGTCGGAACTGCAAGCCATGCAGTTCGCATTGGGACGATTTCTGGCCTATCAACTTTCCCTGGCATCTGGTTTGGAGACGCCGGTTCGCCGAGTTCCACGAACTACTCGTTTCTATTCGATTCCAGCAATGGAACAATTTTGAATACTCCCAATACCAAGAAGATCATTTTTAGGAACAACAATTCCGATGTGCTACAAATTGGTTCAATCGCGTCCCAAGGTTCTGGTTCGATAAGTTCATCAGCAGCTTACTTTTGGATGTCGAATGTGGGAAGTGAATCGACTACCAACGTCCGACTGTACGCAGACGCTAACACGACGATCTTAAACGTCGCCTCTGGTAAGACCGTGGCCCTAGATGTCAATGCCACTGCTGTTTTAAGCTGCACATCGTCGCTTTGCACAGCAACGCCAGCGCTAAAGGGTTCAGGAGGATTCCAATCTTCCGATGGTACTGCTGGGGCTACCGTAACAACTTGCACCGCATTCAAAAACGGCCTATGCGTTTCTGGGACATAATCTTATCGGTATTTCTGTTTAGCGCACCCGCTCCAGCCCAGATTTCAACCAACTGGACCGTGCGGCCATTGTCGTCTGTCTACGCGATGTACCTTCCTGGTGCTTGCATGAAATCGGATCACGCTACGATTGACAACGTGAACGGATATCTCCTCATCACCGGAGACGTGACGACAAATACGTGCAGCGACAAGAATCTCAATGGGACGCTCCGCAACGGACCTTTCACTCTGCCTTACACAGGCGCGGAGATGTTCACGACGAGCTTCAACTTCACCTATGGGACCGTGGAATACCGCGCCAAATTCCCTATTGTGCATGGCTCCTGGCCGATTATTTGGATGCTTGGGGTGCCCTGCCAGTCGACTTATCCCTTCACCACCGATAACGTGGGGGCGTGCAACTGGAACGTCCCTCCCTCCGATGAACTGGATATCACGGAGTATATCTCTGGCGTGTACGGCACGGGCATTCATTCGAGTAACGGCAGCAATGCGTGTGCCCCTAGCGGGGACAGCGTCCCCACCTGGCACGTCTACCAATTAGTTTGGTCCGCTGGATCCGCCATCTGGAAGCGCGATGGCGCCACGGTCTGCACGATCACGACCGCCGTTCCATCCACGCCGATGTTCATTATTATTGACTTCCTCATGTCTTCGACGGCAGGAAGCGTAACGCCCAGCGATTTTCCGCAGACTTTCACGATTGACTATTTGAAGGTCACGCAGGGCAGCACCGTGATTTTTGACGATGAGTTCAACCCTGTATCAGGAACCAGTGCAAGCGGGTCAATCACTGCGACCGGGAAGGTGGTGTTCCAGTGATCCCAGTAATAATCACGCTCGTTTTATTGGCGGAAGATGCGCCAAAGCCAAATCCAGAACTGGATTCTGCCAATGCCCGTATTACTTGGCTAGAACAAGCCCTTGCCGCTACACAGAAGAAGGCTCAAGCCTGCTTCGATATCTACTCTGCGGATATGACTCTAAATGCGTTAGCAAAGCAGGACGCGCAGATCGACGCGCAGGCTAAGCAGCAGCGTCCCCCAGCACCTTCCAAGCCGGAGAGAAAGTGATGTGCGCTATGAGCCTTTCGCGCCGGGTACGCTGGCTTACCGAAAGTTACCAGCGGGTCACTTTGGGAATCGCCGCAAGACTCAGCAGCAGTGTGTTTGTGGAAAGTTCTTCGCGGGTTATCTCAAGGGCTATTGTGCTGCTTGCCGTGTTGAGCGTAGGCTCCCTCGGGATTCAACAAATCGAAGCAAAGCGGCCACCAAAACCACAGCCGATGGTAATTAACGGCGGGAGCATGATGTTGGCTCCGCAAGTGGTTGGCGTGCCGTTATCGATCCAGATTTCAATAACGGGTGGAACGCCGCCATATACTTGTCTTCCCGATCCGAACAATAATCTCACGCAGTTCGGTCTGGTTCTGGAGAAAACTTGCGTGTTACACGGAACGCCTACCAAGGCGGGGACGGTGACGTTTTGATCCGCTGGCGCTACTGGGTACAGTATCACACGATCCTGCCGTGGCAGTTGCGGATCGGACCGTTTGCGGTGGAAATGTGGCTTGGGTTGAATTGATGATTAGGAAATGGCATCGAGAAGGTAACTCTTATTGGCGCGGCGCGGTAGGATTCGTGCTGTGGTGCCTCGCATTATGCCTGTTTGTAGCGTCACTTCGAGCGCAATGCTCTACTGACTCTCGGGGATGGTGTATTACTGGCCTCTCTGCGATCCAGAACAACCTGATCGGGCCACTGATCCCCTATGGCTCCTCCCCCTGGGTCTACGGTGATCTCGCCAACAAAGGCACCGTCGATTACATGGTGCCGATTGCGCTTGCGGAGGCTCCAGTGTTGGGATCGGCGCTCGCTGGGACATTCTCATTTCCTGGCGGTGGCCCGACGCTCACGACAACCTCTGATCTCCGCTCGGCGCTCTCTGGCGTGCAGTACATTGCGGTTGCTTGGAACTCAGTGGACGGCGCGGGAACGGGTCGGCTGATCTGCCCTATCTCCAGCGTGACATCATCCACTGTGGTCTGCGCTGAGAACAAATTCCAGCCAGCGTTCTCCGGTGTGACAGGCTATATCATGTCCACAGCCACGGATTCGCATGGCTGCAACTTCCTCTGCTGGACGAATGGGAATCCTACACAGGTATGGAACTACTATGACGTATCAATCGCGCTCTACCGCTTATACTACCGCACGGGAACAACCCAATATCAAACATGGGCTAGACAATTTGCTGATATTCAGTGGCAATGGGTGCTTGACCACGGTTATAACCCCGTATCCCCACGTGCAGGTGCAATGGTCTCTCAATTTTTCCGAGCTGGAGAGGGTCTCAGTATACGACTTCCAGGTCTCTACAACCTGATCTCCATCTGGGTGCCTCTGTGGGCCACCAACGCCGATCTCAGGGAATCCGGCTACACATTCTGGGGCGAAGCGCTCGGCGCTAAAGTAGACACCGATGCCACCCGGCACGCGCAGTACTGCTCCTGGCAGACGACCTACGCTCCGCACTGGACTAGCACGCAGAACGCCGATGGCTCCTGGAGCGAGAATGAGTTCGGGCTGAACACGAGCTATGTGAGTGCGCCTAAGTCCTTCACCCCGCCATTCCAGTATCAGGGCGCGCCGTGGCGTGAAGCCATCAACATCAAGTCGCTAGAAGCGGCTTACGAATCGCTGAACGATGTCACCTCACAGGGTTGCAATAACACCACGCTCGCAGGGACGCTCCTCACCAGCATCACTAAGGCCGTGACGTGGCAGAATAACTATGGAAGAGATTCATCCAACCGGGGGGATTACTATGAAGTCAATTCACAGAGCAACGATCAAGCAAGCGTTTCCCCTGCTACTGGAACAGTGTCTGCCACCCTCACTTCAACAACTATTGTGGGCGTCGGAACTAACTGGAACACCGCTGGATACTGTGACGGCACTCACTTTATTGGAATATATAGCTCTCGCACCGTCTACAAAATCGCATCCTGCTCAGACAACACCCACGCGACCCTGAGTATTGCGTTCGGCCTCTACGGGGAAGTCTCAAACGTCAGCGGCGATCAGTTCGGCATAGCACCAGCGGCC